TCCCCGCCAATCGTGCGATTGCACGATGAGGGACAGGATTCATGCCGCTGGCTGGCTGCAATCGTATGCCTTTGAATTGCGCAATCGCACGATTGGCGGGGATGACACTGCTGCGTTCAAGAATTTCCACCGCAGTCTATGCGCTCGCTTCAACTATCCGCACGATGAAATCGATTGGCGGCGCGATCAAGTGTCGCTTGAGGAATACATCGCAAATCTTGTCGCAACCAAGCGTGATAGGAGCGCAGAGTGGGACTTGCGCTACTCCATCGACTTCATGATTGGATGGCTTGAAGACGCGCCAATTGAAGTCGTGAACAATTGGAAGCGCGTACAGGCAGCCGCGGAGGGGAAGTCATGAGCGACGCATTCCAGCCGATTGTCAGCGCCGAGCGACTAGCGCAACTGATAGCGCACCGCGCCTGCTGTGGTAGTGAACATGATCCGGCGAACGGTAAGCTGCATGGCTGCTGCGTCGTCTGTGGCGTGCCCTGGCCGTGCGCTTACGCAGGTGAACCTCCGTCCGCCCCAAAGACCGATGGGCCGGACGCCGACGAATGGATGGTGAGTCGCGCAGATTTGGATAAGGCCGTGACCGCCTACAACGATCAGTCCATGCAGCAAGCCGATGCGCAGTACGTTTGCATGGGTAAGGCGCTTGAATCATTCGGCCTTACTATCGAATGGGAAACAGAACCGGCGGTATTGCTAACTGGCTACAACGAGTTCGCTCCCGGCGATTTTGTGCGCCACAAAAAAACCGGCGGCGTCTACAAAATTGAGACGCGCTGCTTTATCGAAAAGACGATGCAACCTGCTTACGTTTACCGCGCCGAAGATGGCAAGTGTTTCGTTCGCGCGGACATTGAAATGCTGGACGGAAGATTCGAGCGCATCAAAGCCGCAACTACTAATCCGCCAGCAATTGACAGTTCGCCAGTAGTTGGAGTGAGTGAACTGACGCGCGACCAAGTTGAGCGCATTCTTGAGCGATTTTTGCTCGTGCGTGACAAAGGCGGACAAGAGCTAGTTATCGGGCGGACTGACGCCTACAACGTAGCCGCACTTTGCGAGCACTACCTAAGCACCACGGCCGTATCGAATAGAGTGCTTTTGGAACCTGAAGACAAATCGCAGGATGACGCTGATGCGCGATTTTTGCGCGAAGGCGGCACAGTTGCGCACACCGCTGATCCAAAGTTGAAGCCATACTGCCCTGCCACGGTAGATCGTGTGGTGACGGATGACATGGTAGACCGTGCGGCCATCGCTTACAACGCAGCGGCCGATGATCTTGATGAAGTTTACTGCAACGATGTGTTCTTGCGCACCGCCCTCCAAGCCGCGCTATCGGCTCAGGCTGCGACGACGGATGGCCGCTGGTATTGCTGCACGTCCTGTCTGCGTGTGGTGCGACTGCCACTTGCTACGTCGATTCCTGCGCGATGCCAATGCACGCCGACAGCGTTTCAACTGTGGCCGATCAAGAATCCAAGCGCGCTATCGGCGAATCAGGGGATACGGTACTGGTGCAACACGCACAACCGGCCGTGCAATGTGGATCGCTGCGATCCGAAGCTTGGCGGCATCACAATACCGTGTCGGGTGGTCGATCTGGCTAAGGCGGGTTGTGAACTCGTGACGAATGGATCTACCCCACCTTCCACTTCCGAGCCTTGCTGAGCATCCAATTCCCTGCTATGACCGCGCTCGTCCCATTCGAAGAGTTGTGCAGCATCACCGGCCTTGAACGCGCCGGCGACGTGGTGCGCAACCTTCGCAAGCAGGGCATCACGGTGTTCATCGGCAAGGCGGGGAAACCTTGGACGACAATCGATCTGATAAACCAGGCGGGCGGGCGCGTCGTGGTGACCGGCAGCGCCGAGGCGTACTCACCGGAAATTTGCCGTTGAGCCGCGGCCGCCCGCGCGTTCTGGATTCGAGCATGCCGGCCCGCGTGGATCCGCGGCGGCTGCCGAAGCGCTGCTATTGGGACGGGCGTGATCGCGTCTGGTACACAATCCACACCTATCCGAAGCCGCGCCGGCAGCGCATAGCTGGTCCGGAAGCAACGCTCGCCGATCTGCACTCCATCCTGGAAAGCATTGCCGGCGTTGATCACACCTGCTTGGGCTACGTGCTCGCCGCGTTTCACGACGATGTCGAATTCCGCGAGCTCGCGCCGAGCACGCGCGCGGGCTACGAAAAACAGCGTGCGATCGCCACCGCATTCAAGACCAAGGCCGGCACGTTGACCTCGCTGAACGTGGCGCGCATGTCGGTGCCAATGATGCAGGTACTGGTCAATTCAATCGCGAAGACCACGCCGACCAAGGCGAACCACCTGCTGCGCTACCTGCGCCGGTCGCTCGCCTGGGGCGTGCGCAACGGCAAGTGCAACCACAACCCGTGCAAGGGCGTGCGCCAGGCCAAGGAACGCAAGCGGCGGATCCTGCCAGAGCCTGTCGCCGTGATGGCGGTGCTGCAGTTCTTCCAGCAGCGCGCTGGCGTCACGCTGCGCCGCGCCGGCGCCGTCGCACCGTACCTGTGGCTGGCAATGGAGTTTGCCTTCATGTGCCGGCTGCGCGGCATCGAGGTGCTGACGCTCACTGATGCGAACGCCACCACCGACGGCGTGGTGACGAATCGGCGCAAGGGCAGCCGTGACAATTGCGTGCGCTGGTCGCCGCGACTACGCGCCGCGTGGGATGCAGCGATCGCACTGCGTGAATCCACCTGGGCGCGTTGCCGCACGCCGGTGCCGATCCGCGCCGAAGACAGGCCACTGCTGGTGGGCATTGATGGCAAAGCATTGCGCAAGGGTACGTTCGACAGCGCGTGGCAGCATGCGATCAAGCTGGCTATCGCTGAGGGTGTTATCACTGCCGAGCAACGCTTCTCGTTGCATCCGCTCAAGCGCCGTGGTGTCACCGACACAGTCGGCACACGCGCCGATCGGAAGGAAGCAAGCGGGCATGTCACTGATGCGATGATGGATGTATACGATTTTACTGTTCCACTTGTGAACCCGGCTGGAGAGTGAGATGGTGATATGACCGAGCACATAATTGAAATCGGACCGGACGATGTTGTCATTATTGACAAACTCTATGGCCCGACCGTATTCGCAAACCTGCGCGTCTCTCTGGATCTCGAACGTTGCGAATGGGTCATCCAGCGGCAATGGGTGAAAACTGGAGAATGGATCGAATGGTGCCGCATGCCGGGACAAATAGGTCAGGAATTCACGGACCGGGATGGCGAGGAAAGCAAGCCCTGACCGAAGAAGTGATTTTTACGGTGATTTTTACGGGTCAGTTGCAGCGCGCGGCGTTGCGCCACGCTAACCCTTTGATTGTGAATGCCCGGGGCCGGACTCGAACCGGCATGGCCGATTAGGGCCGAGGGATTTTAAGTCCCTTGCGGTAAGTCAAAAAAGATTATAATTTCAATACATTGAAAACTTGCCATTTTACGGACATTTCAATCTTCATGGATATAAACGCATGAAACAACCGTCAGTTTTACGGAGCGAACCGCCTGAAAAACTGCTTGGTGCCGGGCGCGGTAGGCCACGCAAAATCAACAGCACGCTGCCGGCGCACATCGATCAGCGTCAGATCCCAAAGTGGTGCTACTGGGATCGCCGTTCAAAGCATTGGTACACCGTAATGCCTGGCTATCTCACGATGGCCGACTCACGCGTTGTAGATGACCGCCCAAAGAGAATTCGCATTGCGTCAGCAACCGCCACGTTGGCTGATCTGTATCGTGTGGTAGAAGCAATTCAAAACTTGGACGTCAGGCAGCAGATACAACAAGAAAATTCAACGCGGTTTAACGGATGGGCGCAGCGGCAAGAGCGATCCAAACTTGATGCGGATGGCCGTCGGCAGAGACGAAACCAAGCAAAGAAAACACCTTGGGCGGACAGCAAAGCTATACGGGCGCTCTATGTACTGGCGCGCGAACTTTCACAACAGACTGGCGCGCGGCACGAGGTCGACCACGTCATTCCACTAATCCATCCGCTGGTCTGCGGGCTCCACGTAGAGAACAACATGCGTGTCATAGTGCATGACGAAAACCACGTGAAGCGCAACGCATGGAAACCAGAACTACTTTAGGATCGACGCTTATGACCGAGCAGGAAGAGTGCATCTACGAGCAAGGCGGTCGCGCGGCGACGCTCTCAATGTTGCAACACTGTATACAACGCCTTGGGTACACCGATCCGGAAACGGGCAAGGTGGCATGGGTACTCGAACGTGAAGCGGCGATCGCCACATTACGCCAGGTGTGCGAACACCACGGCGACAACGATTGGCCGACTTCGCTACATCTGAGTGACGTGATCGACAAGCACCTAGCGCGGTACCTCGGGTGACTACAATGGACGAACAGCGCGCCAGAGAATTACTCGAACCAATATTCATGTTCGGCTTGTACGGTGACCACCTTTCCTACGTGCACGAGCCTAGCGACGAAGTTTATTTTGCATGGTCAACAAACGAAGCTGAAGCACGATTTAGCGATGATATTAGCTTCACCGCCGACCAACTCGAAGCAATAGCGTGGTGGATGCGGAACAAGGCAAAACCGTGAGCGAGCTCAGCCAACAATTGGTATCGCGGATGATGAAAAATATTGTTGCGCAGCGCGACGAGGTCATCATCGGCGCGCTCACAAAAGTCCTCGGCAAATTCAACATCGAATCTCTTCGTGGAAGGCTAACGAACGTCACCTATGGGCACGACCAGCGCGAAGAATGGCTACTTGACGGCGTGGTGCTGTGCGAGTTTTATCCCTTAGAGACTGATATCAGAGGCGCCACGTACTACGCAAGCCAGAATTATCGCGTCTTCGCTAAGCAAAGCTCGGCGTAAGCTTCAGCCGATTCTTGAGAGATCGCGGCTTACGATGCGGCACAGTGTGATGCACAACGGCACCGGCCGACACTTCGTCTAGCGGCCATCGCAACACCTTCAGGTTGACCTTGCCAGGAATGCGCTTGCTCGGCGAAACGCCGGTGACGAAGAATGCCTTGCGATGGTTGTGTATGACGTACTCGCCCTCTGCAACCACGGGCGAATAGTCGGGTGGCGTGTAGAGAATCGCGAACTTCGTCGGCGTGTACGGCGGTTTGCGCTGCATGTTACGGCGACTTCGCAGGCTGCTTACGATCCGGAACAAGGTTACGGGCGAAAGGTATGCCTTCCTGGACCCCTTGCAACACCGACTGCGGATAGCGCGTGCGCGCGTGCAATTGGCCGCCAGGCACGTCAACAAGATTGCGCCATGTCGGGTTGTCGCGGTTCTGGTCCTTCGCCTTGTCGTAGTCCATTCCCTTTGCCAAATCCGTCGCCAACCCGGGAACAACCATGCCTTGTAGCGTGTGGCCGATGATCTCGTTGGTCTTGTTGCCGGAGTGCGCGTACTTGTAGGTCTTGTACAGCGAGCCGATGCTCGGGCCTTCGTTGATGGCGTAGCTGCCAGCGATCTTCAGCATGTCGCCAAGTCCTTTCTCGAAGGTTGCCTTGCGGCCTTCGTCATCGAGCATCTTCCGAAACTGCGCGCCGGCCTGGATCGCGGATGTTGCCGGCGCATGAAAGAAGTTCGGATTCAGGTACACACCGTTTACCTTGGCGGTTCCGGTCAGCGGCTTGCCACTGGCCATGCGCTTCTTGTATTCGTCGCGGTCGTCGTTGAAGATGTTCTCAATACCGCCAAGAATCGCCGGGCCGAGCGTGTAACCGATCCCCATGAGCACCACGCCAACGGACTGCCTTTTCAGGTTCTTCATCACGTAGTCGGCCTGCTCCGGCGTCAGACTATCGACGCCCTTGCGTACGGCCTGGATCAGCTTCGGTAGCGCCTTGATTCCACCACCGGCGTAGCTCGTAGCCTCCTTGACGATATTGCCTGGAACCTTCTTGATCGGAACGAGGATGTTGAACAGTCGCTCTACCACTTTTCCGCCGGCGCTGGAGTGACCAATGCTGCGCACCGCGCTGTCGATCGCGTCAACCAACGCATTCTTGCCTTGCATGATGGCTTCCTGCGCGTCGGCATAAGCCGCTTCGCCGATCATGTATTTTACCGATGGCTGGTCGATGTAGGCGTCGGCCCGCGTCGGCGTCATGCCGTCGCGTATGGCCTGATCGCGCGCGTGCTGGCTACGCAGGTAGAAGCTGCGGTAGAACTCATTGAGCTTTGCCGGCTCCTTCATCATCGAATGGACGCGACCTGACAGGTTCGACCACTCATCGGCACCCTTCCACTTCGATCCGTACTCGTCGTCCAGCCAGTCGTAGCCTTGGCGGAATAGCTGCCCAGCACCCTTGCCGGCCATGCGGATACCGCGCACGCCTTCCGCCTCGGCCGCCGGCGTGAAGCCATGTCCGTGGCGCGGGGCCATCTCGGCAATCCTGGACAAACCGGGAATGCGGCGAAGTGCAGAGCCGATGGCTTCCTCAAGCGGCGTAATCGCCATCTTGGTCACAGCGGCCAGAGGCAATTTCTGCAAGGCCGACAGGTGGGACAGAATGAAAAGACGCTGCATCTTGATCGCACCGTCAGCGATCCGCCCAGGAAGACTCTTGTTGGCGTTCTCGGCGGTGGTCGCGGCCTTCTCCAGTCCACGCTTGGCAATGTTCACCTGCCGCTGCAGATCGAAGGTGTCCTCGCTGTACTTCGGCGCTTCCCGCTTTACCTTCGAGAAGTCACCCTGTTTGATGCGGCGCTCGATGTCGCCCATCTGCTTGCGCAGCGCTTTCTGACGCGTCGTATCGCGGCGGCTGTCCTGCTTGTTGGCGGCGTACTCGGCGCGAAGTTCCTTGCGGATAGCTTCCATCCGCACCGTCAGTTCTGGCTTTGTTGGAGCCGCACCCTTCACCACGCCAGCGATGATGTTGCGCACCATGTCGCGCGATAGCTTGGCCGTCGCGCCGACATCCTCATGGATGCGATTGACCAGTTCCTGCGCATCCGTCTCGCCACCCTCGACCAACGCCCTGGCCATCTGGCGTACCAGATTGCGCTCTTCGTCGTCCCTGCTGCGGGCAAAAGCAACGTCGTCCTGCTTCGACCCACCCTGCTTCATTTCCCGCTCGATGGCTGATTCAGCCTTGGCGTTTTTCGCGAGCTGCTCTGCGGTTGGCTTCGGCGCGTCGCTCTGGAACCGTTTTATCGCCTCTGCGAAGCTGACTCCATTGTCGCGTGCGTAGGCGGCAGCCGTATCCTGCCGCTTGGCGATTTCTTCCAGTTTGGCCCGGATCGCTGCGTAGCGCTCCTTCGGATCGCGCGCGGTCGTGCCGCGTCCGCGCTTGCTGGAGATCTGCTGCTCCAGCTTGGCGATCTTGTCCGTCAGTTCCTTGATCTTGCCCTGAGCCTCAGCTGACAGCGGCTTGCCGCCGCCGCGCGCCTGGACGTAATTCTTCCAGCGGGCGAACAAACCCTCCGGAGTAACTTCGTCCTGCAACGCCATGCCAAGCGAGTGCCAGCGCTCGCGCACCACTGCACCGGCACGCTCGGCCGTGCCCAACTGCGCATCCATACCCTCCATTTCCAGCTGCGCCCGGACCTTGGCTTGCTCGTCTTTCGAGTCAGCCATGGCGTTGACCTTGTCCACAGACGCCACGTGCGCCCGCCGGACATCGCCCAAGTGCAGGTTCATCAGCGCTGCGTCCGTGTCAGTGACGGCACGGCGCGGGTTCTCTGACAGCTCAGTAGCGAGCTTCTGGCCTGCGGCTGGATCGCGCGCAAGGCGATCACGCGCCTCGGCCTGAGCGGCTTCTCGGCCATGAACCTCGGCTCGGACGTGCTCTTGACCGTGCGCCGCAGCCCATTCCGCTGTTTTGGCGTTCTTGATGCCGGTGGTGTCCGTGTCGGCGCCGCGCGGCTCACCGGCTTGCTTCACTTCGGCGCGCTCGACCACCTTGTTCGACAAGCCGACTTCTTCGCCATTGTCCAGACGGATGCGCGTAGCGTCGGCATCGCGGCGAATGACCGTGCCTTCCCTGCCGGCGGCAATGCCGGTCGTGACGCGCACGCGGTCGCCAGTCGCGATCGGCTCGGCACCAGGTTTCGGCGCCGGAGTTTCATCAGAAATTGGCGATCCCACATTCGTCTTGATCTGATCAGAAATGGGCGATTCGCCCGCGGTGCCAGCAGTTTTTCCGGCCGGGACTTCGCGACCTGCTACCGCCTTTGGATTCTGGTAATCCCGCATCGTGTCGCGCACGATGCCGCGGATCAGCGCTTCGTTGGTGTCTGCCCACTTGCGACCGATGCCGAGCTTGGCCAGGTTCGTCAGAACCTTGTCTTTGATTTGACGCCACAGGCTATCGTCGTGCAGGAACTCGCCGGCATGCGCGATGATTTCCTCGTGATACTTGTTCGGCGACGTGTCGGCTGGTATTTCGTCCACCGCAGCGCGCAGTTCGGGATGCAGAAGGTTGCCAGCCTTGTCCTTCAGCCCGGCAAGGCGATGGATAATGTTGGCGATCTCTCGCACGCCCTGCGTACCGCCGAGCACCTGCTCGATGTTCGCGTGTACAACCTCGTGCACGATGGTCTTGGCGACATCCCCCTTCGGGATATTGTCGGCGACGATATGCGGCGTGCCATCAATTGTTACGCCACGGACACCATCCTTCTCGGATTCGGTCAGTGGACGGCCACTCACCGACGAGCCATCGGCAAAGCGCGCCGATCCTGCTGCCAAGTCCATGCTATCCAGATCGGCGCGCGTGATGAATTGCACGCCGGCCTTTTCCAACCGCTCAAGGCTGCCACTGCCGAGTACGTTACCAGCCTCGCGACGCGCGGACGCGACAGAATCGTGCGTGTTGTCGGCGGTGCGATCGGTGCGGCGGTACGTGATGTCTGGGTGATTCGGGTCAAACGTTCCGCGGTTCTCCGAAGCGCTTTTTATCTGATTGTTGTCGAAAGCGATCCACGTGCCCGGCTCCTTGATGTGCACGCCGTCGTAGCCCTCGGCGCGCAGACGCTCCTGCAGCGCGTGTGCGTCTTCGGGCGAATCAATTTCCTGTGCCTCCTTGAGCGACATCTCGTAGGGTTTGCGGACGTTCAAATACGCGTCGACGATGCGCTCGTCGGCTGGGCGGCCGCCGCTGGCGTTCTCCGCGTACCGCGCGGCGCGCGCGCGGTCTTCGGTGAAAAAGTGACCAAGCGGCGCCGTCGTGTGTGATGTAGCAGCGCCTTTCTTGCCAGGGTCGAACACTGAAAAGTCTTCACCCGTGCCATGGAACACCACGCGCGGCACACCAGCCTTGTCGACGACCTTGCTGCTGCCGAAGAATTTCTTGAATTCCGGCGAGTCGGTGGGCGGCGCCTTGTCGAACGCCATCGCGCCTACCGTTTCCTGCCGCGCGCGCTGGCCCTCGGCGTCATTCAGATACTCGTCACTGTGCTGCAGCAGCTTACCCAGATCCGCTTCGCCGAACTTCAGGCTTGGAAGCAGCTTGCGGACGAACGCGCGTACCGCGGCCACCGCGCGCGCCAGCAGACCGTTCTTGATGCCGCGCTCGGCCATCACGGCCAATGTTTCTTTCGCAAAGGTGGTCTTGTCGGCGCCTGGGTAGCGCTTCTCGACGTCGGCCAGTACCGCACGCATCTTCTCGCTGCCGAGGCCTTGCGTGCGCAACCGATCGATGTCGCCGGCGAGCTGGTCCCAGCCGCCCTTGACATGGTCGTTGACGATGTTCTCAATGCCATGGTGACCAACAGCCTCGTGCGCTAGCGTGCGCAGTGCTCCCTCGACATCGGCGTGCTTGCTCGCCACTACATATGCGGTCTTGCCGTCGTAGTAGCCGCGCGCCTTCGTGTAACCCGGGTCGCGCTTCGCTGCTGCTGGCAGTTGCTCGGGCGTGTCGACGACGCGCCAGTCAGGAGCGTTGTCGCCCCAGTTCTTCGTGGCTTCGGCGATCGCGGCGCGCAGCTCGGTCGTTTTAGCGCCGCCACCTTCGCCGGCACTCTTGGAGAAAGATCCAGGCGCTGCCGGTGGCGCCGGCTCGTCCGGCGTGCGTCTGCTGTTGGATTCTGAACTTGCCGCCAGTTCCTGAACCACCGCGTGCAGGCGTGCGCGCTTGTCTGCCAGCTCCTGAGCGTACTCAAACGGCTTGCTAAGCCGCTCTTTGATGTCTGGAATATCGGCCTTGGCGTTCTCGATGTTGCGGTTTACATCTGCCTCACGCTTCGCCGCGTAGTTGTCAGCAAGATCTGCCGCGAGCCCTGATAGAGCGCCCCTAAGCGCCTGCGGCGTTGTTTCGGCCGTCGGCCGTTCCTCTGTCTCACGCGACAGTAGAACCTGGCCGTCCTTGCCAAGCACGCTCAACGACGTGGTGAATACTTGCACACCGTGGCGCTGGTGTGCGTCAGCGTCTGCCACAAGCGGAAACCCATACAGGGTTCCGACGCGCTTGTTCGCCACTTCGCCGTTCTCGCTGTTCAGCGCATGCGCGATTTCCTTTGCGGCGTCATAGCGGCGGATGAACGTCTTGTCGCCAATCGTCGCCTCAAACGGCTCGTGATCGCCGAGCGTGCTGCGAATTGCTTCCTCTGCCTTGTCTTTCGCGGTGTACTGTTTGCCGCCAATTTCAATGGTGTATTTTGCCGACGCGTCGTCGCCCTTCTGTTTATCAATCTCGGCATGCAAAGCCCGCAACGCGTCCGGCTCGCTGCTGAACTTCTCGCCGGCAACCGTCACTGCGCGCTGCCCGGCGCGATCGATCAGCCCCGCACGCTGTTCGCGCTCCCACGGGACGCCGGCTTTATTCGTGCCCTTGCGCAGGCCGCCCTTTGGCACTTCGATGGTGACGTCCATGCCGTGCACGTCGACGTGCCCCATCTTGTGATTGCCAGCTTCCTGCTGCGCTGGCGTGGCTGGCTTCTCTGCTTCGGGGTGCGCGGCAGACGCGCGCGCGGCCTCGTCGACAGCGCCACCAGGCAGTTTGCCGTGGGCGGCACGCGCCGCGCTCATCCGATCGGCGATCGCGAGCTTGCCAAGGTTGTCGATGACTTTCGCATCGCTGGCCTTCGGGCTGTATTCCTTCCCGAGCGCTTTGGCGACTGCGTTGATGGTGTCGCGGTTTTCGCCAGCCAGTACGCGATCCGGTGCGTCGCCACTCGCGATGCGTTGCAGCGCGCGGCGTAGATCGGCATGTGCGTCGGCATCACCGACATTCGGCTTGGCGACGTTCGTCTTGTTGGTTTCCGTCTCGGCCAGCAGACGGCGTTGCTCGGCATTGTGTGGATGCTCGTAGGGGAGCTCAAGCAGATCCGGTGCAACCTTCGGGTTCTTGACCGCAGCGGCTTGCTTGACCTGTTCGTCGCTGAAAGCATCGTACTGTCGGATAGCTTCGTCGGCCTCTGGCGTACCCGCCTTGAGGCCAAGTTTTTCGAGCAGCATCTTGTGCTCAGCAGGAATCGCGTGATCGTAGTGCGACTTGCTGTAGTTGGTGCCGCGATCCTCTGTGTCACGCTCAACGGCTTCGTGCTCCGCGTACAGCGGCCGCACGTCCAGGCCCTTGATGCGCGAGTATTCAGGCTTGTCCGGAACGGTGTAGTCAAGCCCACGTTGCAACACGACCGTGCCGTCTTTCTGCGATGAGCCGAGCAGCCCGACATCGTAGTCGGTGTCGTTGAATTTGCGCTGGCCAACGCTGGTGTGAACGGCTTGCGTGCCATCCTCGGCACGCGTGATCGTGCCTACAGAAGCAGAAACGCCACCTTTCGGCGGCGTCTTGGGTTTCGGTTGTGTGGCGAGGGCTACTTCGCCTTCGTCTGGCTTTTGGCCTTGTCCTGTTCCCGCTTGGCGTCCCGGAGCACGTTTCTCAGGTGCGCGTCCGACACCGCTTTCAACGACGCCTGGTACAGCTCTTCCGGTTTGTCCTTCAGGTGAAGTAGCCCCAGTCTTTCCAGCCGTGCTTCGTGCGACATTGTCTCCACCATGCTTCGATATGTTGACGCCATTGTCGGCGGTGTCGAGAACTTCCTTTACCGTACTCTCAGGCTTGATATCGGCAACACCAATGTGCATGCCGAAGCCCTGCTCGCCTGGGCGCCTTGAATGCGGTATCGCATCCAGGCCATTCTGTTTAGCGTACTCCGAAATACGTGGCTGTGCACGCGCAACAGCCTGGCGCGTCGCGTCTGGATGGCTGCCCACCACGAGCGCACCGACCTCGTCGCCACCGGTGCGCATGGGGATCACGTCGGCGCCAGTCTTGCCAAGTTCATCGGCGAGAATTTCAGACACGGCGCGGTAGTGCACGTTCGCCGCCTCGGCCTTGTTGCCGACGTGACTGTTCAATCCGCCGAGATTGAAGATATCTCCGGACACGTACTGCGCCGGCTCGCCAGTATTGCCGACGTGGTCGATGGCGCGCTGCACCGTCTGCGTCTTCATGTTGTCCGCGCGCGCGTCATAGAAGCCGGTCACGCTGTCTTTCGGCGCGTGCGGCATGTGCTGCTGGATGACGTCGTCAGGCACGCCATGCGCCTGCATGTCTGCCACAAACTGGCGTTGCTGCGCCGCGCCAGGAAGATCGAACGGCGTGCGCTGGGCTTCCTGGACTTGCGTTTCGCCGGCGCCAACGGGCGCGGGGTTCACTGCTTTCGGCGCGACGGCGGCATCTTTTCCAGCCGCCTTCGTCTTGCCGATCGTCGCCGGGTCAACCGACACGCCCATCAGGCCGGCCAACTCGTATGGCTGGTCGTAGTTCGCCAGCAGTTGCTGGTACTGGCTCAACTCTTCTTGTGTCATACGGCGGTCGCGCGAGTGCAAGGCGTCGTGCAATGCGCTGATCCGCTGGTCAACCATTTCGCGCAAGTCCTGCGCGTGCACGAACGGTAGCGGCTGTGGCGGGGTTTGCGGCTGTACCGCAAGTTCGCTACTTGCTGGCGGCGGTTGTGGCGGCACAGCATCGCTGGCTGCGCGCGCGTCAGCACCCTGGAATGGCTCATCGAGGCCCGCGCCGCCGAACGGCTCCGCTGGCGCAATCGGGCCGCCCAGTTTGATCGTGTTGTCGTGCGTCAGTTGCAATGGCGCGTTGGCGTCGTTTTGCGGCTGAGCGGAATTGGCAAGCTCTACGTTGAGCGAAGCATCAGGTATAGGACCGGCTTCGTCCGTCGTCTGCATGTTGGCAACGACTTTGCCGATCGGGCCGGTCGGCGCAGCGCGCTGCTTGATGATTTCCTGATCGATCGGATTGGGTGGCGCAGGAGCCGCCGGCGGTGGTGGTGCAGTACCAGAACCTGGTGCGACGACGGCCTGGGCGTCTTCCGATTGCCCTGGCGCACGCACATCAGGCGCACCTGGATTCGCGGCCTTGAGTAGGTCGGCGTTGGTGTTCCCGGGTTTTGTTTCTGCCGGCGCATGAAGTCCGCGCAGTGCGCCCATCGCAAATCCTGGCGCCAACCCGCTTGCCGCAGCCTCTGGCACTCCCGCGAATGTGTCCGTCGGAATCGGATTCGTGACGTTGCCGACAACCTGCCCGGCCGCATTGATGCCGCCGAATCCAGCAGCTTCGCCAATGCCTGCGCCAACGCGATTGGCAATCGGTTTCGACAACACCCTACTCAGCGTGCCCGCGGCCGCGTCCCCAAGCGCCTCTACGCCAGGTATCTTTCCCACTACGCCGAGTACGCCACCGAACGTGCCTTGCACTAGTGCCTGTCTGTTTGCAACATCATCAGATAGCTTTGCGCGGGCATCAGCAGGAGACATCCCCTCGTAACCAGGAATCGCAGCAATCTGTTCGTCGGTCAGCGCTTTGACCTGCTGCTCGCCTGCTTCGCGGCCGGCCGCCTCGCCCTGGGAAGCGAACGCTGCTGGGCCCGCTACCTGACCTATGCCAGGTACCATTGACAAAGCCATCGGAGCCGCCATGCCAGCGACCGTGTTAACCGCTTTGCTAGCGATGTTTGTCGGCGTGAATCCGCCAGGATCAAGAATGCCCTTACTCGTGGCTTCCTTGAATTCCGGCGTCGTCGAGGCCTGCGCGGCTTCGCCGGCGGCCTTTAACGTCCTCGGTGCATTGATGATGTCGCTGAACGACAGCCCCGCTGGGGCGAGTGCGCGCAGTGGTGTCTTGTCAAGCGCCGCTGCTGTTTCGCTTGCCTGTTCTGGCGTCGCAGCGCCTGGAATGCGGCTGGCGACATCTTCGAGTCCACGGACGGTTTGCCCGGCGCCAGTTTCCAACGCGCCCTTGGCGCTGCTCGCGATGTTGCCGACAGAATCGCTCAGTCCTCGCCATAGATTCCCAGCGCCGTTCATCAACCCTGGTTGATCGGCGCCCTGCGTCAACGTGCGGGCGGGCGCCGTCGCTGATACATCACCATCGTATGGCTGTAGCGTAGCCTGTGGCGCAGGCGGTGCGCTCAGTACGTCGCCATCGTAGGGTTTCAAATCCATTATTGAACGGCCTCGTGCTTGTTGCCATTTGCGTCAAGGAACACCGGATTGCCGCGCGATGAATAACCAGCGAACGACTTCATGCCCGCCGGAACGCTAGGCGTTTGCGCGCTTGATTGAGGCGCGCTCGCCGGTTGCGAGAGGTTTCTCGATTGCATCTGCACAGATGCTGATGGGTAGGGAAGCCTGGCCAGCTTGTACGCATCCTCTCGCGTGGTGCTCGGATGATTTTTGATGTACTCATCCACAACGGCTTCATTCGCCGCTACGGATGCGGCCGTGCGGTTGGTTGCATTGGCCGAAGCGGCAACCCTTGCATCAGCAGCGGTACCAGCCACGCCAAGACGTGCCGAGTTGGTGTCTTGCGTGCCTGTCAACCGCTGGTCCGCGTTGTACTGCGTTCCAGTAAGCCGCTGGTCGGCGCCGTGGATCACTGCATTCGCGTGCGCCTCCGCGGCGTTCACGCGCGCATCGTTGTTCAACGTTGCGGTGCCGAGTGACGTGAGGCCACGCATCGCCTCGTCATTCGTGCCGGCCTCGTCGTGCATGCCTTCCGACAGCATCCCGGGAGCAGCACCAATACTGCTCCTATACCGATCGATCGCCGCTTGCTGTACCTGTGCGATGTTTCTTCCGTGCGCATATCGACCAGCAGATTCAAGATCGCTCTTGAGGTCGATCGCCGCATTGCGCGCAGCGGTTCCAGACACTGAACGCGGGTCTTGGTTAGCCATCGAATAAATGTCCGACAGCGCGCCTCGTTGCGTTTTCTGGTTGTCGCTGCGCGCATCAGCGATGGCGTTGGTCAATCCTCGATACGCCGTCGAGCCGACACCTTGATCAGTCGTCGGGGTGTAGCCGTTCGTCCCGAGCCCTGGATTTGCCATGTTCCGCGCGCTGACGACATTGGCGTTGTCGCCAAGCGAATCGAGGTTAGCGTTGTATCCAGGCTGCGCCGGCATGTTGCTGAATGCGTAGGAGCCGTCCGCCTGCTTCACACCACCAGACGCCGTTGCGCGATCAGCGAACGACTTCGGAGCGCCTGTCGACGGCGCCTGGTAATCACTGATGGCCTTGTCGCGCACAGCAGCCAATGCTTTCGCATCGGGGATGCTCGCGGTGGTGTTCGGCAAACCTCGGTTCTGCGGGTCGTAAGTGATGTCTGGAGTGTTGGCGGGATCGCCATTGTCCGTCGCACCAGCAGTGCCAGGCTTTGATATTGGTCCAGCGGTTGCCACCGCAGGAATGGCACCAACCATCGCACCAGCAGCGCCGGGCGGCGGCGATCCGGAGAGACTTCTGGCAGGTGCTGATGGAGCTGGCGGCACGATGGGCGGCTGCACGCCTGTCGTCACTCGCCCAAGCGGGTTAAGCACGGTCGGTTGCGAAGCGTCCGGGCTGAATACGGAAGGTGCTGGTTGACGTAGGTCTACAGGCGGTTTCGACCCGGCAATGTATTTTGCCGGATCGCCATACATCGCAGTGTTATCAGCCTTGTTTTGTGCTGCAGCGGACGCGCGCTGCGTGTCGTCCTGCACATTGGAGAAAGACCTAATATTCAACCCAGTTGCTGCACCTGGACTGAAATTGTCCCATACCGATTTACCCGCCTCAGTGGTTGGATTCGCCGATGCGTTATCAACAGATGGCACGCCGGCAGTAGATAGATTCCGCTTCGGCTTGTAGACAGATTGCGTCTTATCGCTGTCGCCATTGATGTCGTTCAGGTAGCTCGGATCGAGTGCCATGTGTGCGTATCCTGTCAGTGATCCTAGTCGTCCAAAGTTCCGCTGATAGATGTGCCAACCGAAACAGACTCGCTGCCGGAGTAGCCGAGCGACGCACCCACATGCACAGCGTTCATAGCGGCGCTGGCAAGCGATTCCTGAATCGTCGCCAGTGCCTTCTTTGCTTCCTGCAGCAACGTGGTGAAGAACCGCACCTGCTCGAAGTTCTGATCTGCTTCCTTGATGAGTGCATTGAGCTGCGCTTCCTTCTGCGCAACTATTGCGCGGAACGCTTCGACGTCATTCCGATTCGCCCCAAGAATCACCTCCGACTGTGCTTTGTACAGCTCAACGTCACCGAGGAACACGTCTTTCTTGACTTCAATGCGCTTGATTACCGCACCATAGCCTTCGATTTGCGCCCGATAAGCCTCAGCAAGTGCATTGATCTGCGCGCTGTATGCGCTTGCCTCTGCGGCCGTGATCTGCTCCAAGGCCACAGCCAAGCGCACGCGCGCATCGAAGATTTGTACCGCGATGTCCAGAGCGAACTTCGCCGCCTCGAGCTGCATCTGCTCCTGCGAGGTGAACAGGGTCATCAGCGCCTGTTCCAGCTGCACGCCGGCGTTCACACCAGCGCGTAGGTTCTCTTGCGCTATTTGCTGGTCTTGGATGTAGACGTCGCGATTCGCGCCCATGCGCGCCAACTGCGCGGCGTCGCGCACGATGACCAAGCGCGCGTTGAGTAAGCCCGGTGGCTCGTCGAATCCACGAGCGGCGAAGTCGCTGATTGCCAGGTCGGTGTTGCGTGCCTCTTCCTTGTTGGCCGCGTCGAACGCGCGGTTGCGCAACGCTGTGGCCGCCGGCTCCGGCAGCACGAAATCGCCAGCCATCATGGCCTTGATCGTCGACTTCACATTGCCGAGCATGTCGTCGGCGTACTGGCCTGGCGTGAACGAGAAGTTTTCGTTTGGCGGATTAATTCCGATCAACGTGTTCGTCAGACTGAATGCCGGAAACGACGGTGGCGCTGGTGGCGCGCCTGGATCATTTACATCGAGCGGGATCGGCGCCGTTGGCGGTGAGCGTGGGGTCGGCGCTGCGCCAACATCGAACGGAATGTTGAAGTCCGTCCATGACATGCTGACATCGGTGAGATTGTAGACAAGCTGCTGCGCAGTCTTGAACGCAGTCAGCGCGATGCCGCTCCAGTTCGCGTAGGCGTCTTGGACAATCGGAACCGCTGGTGTCAGTTCGATGGGTAAAATCAGCGGGGCAGCCATCAGCGTACCTTCCTTGAGAGAATAATCGGCAGCACGGTTACGTCGTGCAGTTCGAAGTCGCCACCATCCAGGCTGTTGTCAAGTTCGAACGCCCAATAGACGGACTGCAATCCCTTGCCGATGATGACGCGTGTTTCGCGCGGCGCGTCGGCGCTCGGCGTCTTGACCATGCGGTAGGTGTACGCAATCTTTTTTCCTTGCGGCGATGTTGTCGTGACGCGCAATGCCAGCGTGCCGTCCGCGGTGTAACCCAGGTACGCGCGCTCGACGCGCTTCAACTGCCGTGAGCCGAAATCAAGAAGGCCAGAGCGCACGCTGGCATTGATCGCTTGCCCAGCATCCGTGGCGCCTTCGAGGACGTACACGCCGTCGTCTTTTGCGGCGAACAGCCTGCGGCAGAACGGCGCGTAGCTGTTGAAGGCGTAGTTCGAGTAACTGGTCATCGCGCGCGTCTGTGTCGTCATCACCCACGCCGTATAGGTATCGGCGCCGGTGAACAGCGTCATGCCGAACTCAAACCCGTCCTGCAGCGCCTGCAAAATATGCTGCTGAACGCTTAGGCTGGCATCGAACTCGAATGCGTCGGACAGGAACGCGAAGATCGCGGCACTGCGGGTCAGTGCCGCCGACACCGCGAACGAGTCAAGCAATGTGGCCAAACGCATCGCCAGTGCGATGTTGGAATCCGAGAACCTCACCGTGTCGCTCAGGATGCCAGCAGGCGCGCCGAACGACACGTCGCCAAACGCCAACTGCGCCGCAATCAGCGCATGCAAGTTCACCTGCTGCGTCACCGTCCCGTGGAACGCGATGCTGTCCAGGAGCGCGAGCACCGCTTGCGCCGATGGCGAGCCCGCGTGGAATCCGATGTTGTCGAACAGGATCTTGTAGGCGGTATCTGCCCGGAACTCAATCAGTAAATACCCGCCGTACTGCTCTAGAATGATCGGGTTCTGGATGGGCGGTCGTTGGATTCCGAAGCACAGATTGCGGCGGCTACGCTCAATCAGGAAGCGGCTGTAAGTGGTTGCGGTCAGCCGATTGCGCTTGCTGGTGACATCAGCCACGCCGGGGATGGCGATGACGCATTGCGCGGTCAGTGTGTTGCGCTTGGTGTGGCACAAGCCGACAGATGGCTGCGGAATCTCGAACACCACGCCGAAGTCGCTATTGCGACGCGACGTGATAAACGCTCCGGCCGTTCCCAATGTTCGTGCGAAGGTACGGTTGCGCTTGTTGGTCTGCGTCAGCGCACAGGGCTGCGTTGGCATTCGCAGCTTGTTGCGGCGCGAATGAATCAGCGCAAAAGCCGTCCACTCGGTGGCTACGCACGAATTGCGCCGCGATTTGGTGAAGACCTGCCCGACGAGTGCGTCAGACGTGGAACTGGAGGTGAAGGTAATGCTCATCCGACGTAATCGCCCGAGGCGTAAAGCATGGCCGAGACAAGGGCGATGCCAGTGAACAGGCACGGTCGCACCAGCACGATGGTGCCGTTCATGTAGTAGTTGACGGAGTTGCCGGTGCGCTCAATGGAAAAATCGTCTGCGGGCTGCCCGTTTTCGTCAGTCGTGGTGAACGTGCGTACCTGCGCCGCTTGCACGACGACGCCACGCTCGAGCACGCTCCACGTCGACAGGCCTCCAGCCGTCTGGAAAAGTAGTGCGTGAAAGTACGTGTGGGGGTTGAGGAACTGGTTCAGCACGTCCGTCAATCCGATAAGTACGCCGACCGGGTTTGGCACAGTGAAGTCCAAAATGCAGGGTCCATTGATCTGCGCCGAGCTGTTCGCACCAGCGTCCCAGCCGAAGTCCGGCTTGTAGTCGATGTATCCTGCCCGGCCTGGTGACCCAGGCCTGCCTGGGTAGGTAACGCAGTCGCCGCTCATGGACAGATAATCTCAACGGTGCCAGGCTGGCACGGCAGTCCCGGCGGACAGAAAGGCGGAATGATCAGTATTAAGCATTCACCACCGCCACCGCCATTGTTTCCGCTACCTGGCGGTGTGGCGGGTGGATTGGATGGCTGGATCGGAGGCGGTGCTGGAGGCGGTGGTGGACAGTAGGTGTACGCGCTAATCGGTGGCGTTGGAAGGATCGGTGGCACGTTCACCGAGGGTGTGATTTTTGTCAGTGCCATTACTGCTCCGTGCCAAGCAATTCAGCCCAGAATGGTTCGACAAAGTCGCTGTAGACTTCGATTTTCGTGATCGTGGCGACTGACACCAGATGCCCCGACGAGTCCTGCGCCGATGCCACGATGCCGCTCAGGATATCCGGCCCATTAGGATAGGGGAACGCAACCCCGCCGATCGGAGAAAAAGCGGCACCTGTTCCCAGTGTTGCGACGGCACTGCCGCCAAGCATGGGGTCGAAAGAAGGCGAATAAACCGCTGGCACGGTCATGTTGCCCGATGCACCGAAACCGGATGGCTGCGGGATGGCAGTCACCGCGCTCCAAGGACCAGGCACGTTGAACACTGTCGTCACACCTGATCCAGCAGACGGGGCGCTGACGGTCACACGCACATCGCTGCGACTGGGTATCACCGGGCCAATGTACTTCAAGATTGGCAGAATGCGTGCCGAATAGGTTAGGCCCGTAGGAACCCACATACCAACAGAGAAAACGTAGTGCGGATAGCCTAACGTTCCGGCCCGGGCCATGTACGCGCCATCAATGGGCGCGACACCGACGGCGTTCAGATAGACGCTGCCGCCGCTGAGTGCATAAAAGATCGCCGGGAGTACGCAGAAGTCAGCACTCAGCGCTGTGTCTATCAACTCTCCGAATGCCGGAATCGCATGCCCGCTATCTACCAGTGTTGCTGCTTGCCAGTAGGCAGGTCCGGTGATGTCTTTCCAACTAGCCATTCCCGTCGACGACCTGGAAGGCCGAGACCGGCCCTACCTGCGTACCGACAGTGATTGTCGCTGTGGGTAGGTACAGATCGAACACGCCGGCCACCGTGCCGACCGTTCCCTGGAAGATAGCCGTCGATCCGGTGTCGCCGGCCGAGCCGTCGTTGCCATAGACACACAACCGGAAGAAGTGTGCTGGCAATGCGCTGGCACCTGACTGGAAACCAGTGAATGCGCCGATGGTCGCGTTACTCTGCCACGTCTCCGCGCCGGTCTTGTTGATGATGCCACTGGCCGGTGTGCCGAAGGTCATGCCTGGACTTGAGCCGGCGTTCGCTGTCAACACGCACAGTTTGGTGATGTCCGTGCTCAACAGCGACGTCAGCACTTCATCCGCGGTAGCTGGGATGGTGCCTGTGGCCGAATTGTAGAGGGTCATCTGCAGCGTGCTGCCAAGCGACGATTTCATCGCGGCTAGCAGCGCGTCACGCAACGTGATGGAGTATTGCGACATGGGTTAATCTCCGGTGGGTATGGGAAGAATCGTGTAAAGGAAATAGTTCGCGACCAAGCCGGATCCGACAGTGAGTGCGGTGTCGGCCATGTACATGTCTGCGCCGATGGCAGAGCCCAACTCCGAGATCGTGCCGTCGATGCGCGCGAACTCGGTGGAGGATTGGCCAACGTCGCCAACTACCGGGCTGTAGAGCCGGAACCAGGCAGCCTCAAGCGACACTGATGGCGTGAGGATCCAGTTCTCTGCATTGTTGTTGTAGACGTAGGCGCCTTCAAGAACGAAGGTGATGCCGTTGGTTGAGCTGCCAAAGTTCCAGGGCTGCCCATTCAACGTAATCATACCGATGACGGTGGCGCCGAAGTCTTCGATGTCCGGACTGGGCGGCTGCGCATTGTTGTAAATCTTGATCGCGCCGCCGTTGAAAATATCGCTGAAACTGTTGCGCCCCAAGATCAGGCTCTTGAATCCAGTGGAGACTTGCATCAAACCGTCCTCGCGTAGAGCAGCCTCGGGTTGCTACCCGTGGTGCCGATTTCCGTTTGCAGGGCGTCTTGCGCCAGGAATGAAGATCCACACCAGCCACCTAGCCAGGTCACGTCGGTGTACTCGTTGAACACGAGCACCGTTGGATCGACACGCGGCGCGTGGGTCGGATTGGTCGTGCAATCCAGGTCTGCGGTCATTGGCAGCTTCTGACTGACGAAGGGCTGCGGAATCAGGTTGTAGGTCAGCATCCAGTCTGCATTGCGATTCTTCGCATACGCCGGCACCACCAGGGAGCAGGTCGTGTAGAGCAGTTGATACGCGTTTTGCCGTACGCCGGCCAAGTAAGGCGACACGTCCTGAAAGGTGACTATCGTGTTCGTTGGGTTGCCGTACCACGCTTCGTTCAGGCGCTGTCCTTGCCGGTAAACGTCAACGCGAATGACTGGCACGTCGGTGCCGATGAGGCAAGGCACGAAGGCGGGGTTGTCGATGCCTATCTCGTCGTCGCCAGTATCGGCGAGCCCGCTGGTGCGCGTGCCAACGGACACAAATACACCGTCCACCACGTCCAGCACGATGGGCGGTTGCGGGTGCACTGGCAAATCCGGCGTGACGAGGTAGGAACCGACCCGAGAAAGGTAGGTTAGGCTACTTGGTGCGGCTGAGGTAAACGGCCCGAAGCCAACATCGAAGCGCCCATTCTCTGTCTTTTGATTGAAGTCAGCGAACGGTGGCATCAGCGCCGGGTCGGCGGTCTGGATTGAAAACGCCGCCAGCACGTTGTTGTTCGCATCGTAATCCACCGCGATGGGCGTCATCACGCGGACGGCGCTGCCTTCGCTGTATTGGTCACCCGCGACGTGAACTGGTGTCGCGCCGGGAGCCAACCCGCGATAATTGAGCACCGCCGACATGCCGATGGCGGTTGAGTTGAACACCAGCTCAAGCAGTCCAGGCTGCAAGCCGGTCGAGACAAAATACCCTGTGCCGATACTTGCGCCGTTGTCGTACACGGCGGAGTAATCAGTGTAGGCGCCAACATCACGCAGGCAGCACGCACGCGTTCCGTCAGGGCTGAAGCGCCACTGGCTGGCGTACTTGAGCAGGTTCTGCGAACCTGCTACCACACTGCGCGAAACATCCACCGTGCCCGCGTCGCGCCACGAGAAGGGGCTATTCAGGGTGATCCAAGGCCACGCGGCGGCATCTTCCTTGCCGTAGACGCCGCGAATCACACACTGCGGATTGCAGGCATAGAGCAGCTTGTCAGGAAGATCCACATAGTAGACGTGCAGCACCGACGTCATGCCGGCGGTCTGGATGCCAACCGGCTGATCGGCGGCGTTGTGCACCAGCGCGATCAGGCGGTACGCGCCAGGCGGCTGCGCGGCGATGGCTTGGGTCGTTGACGTTGCCGGGACCGCTGGAACTCCCGGAGTTGCAAACTTCTGGACGCCTGCCGCCCAGATCAAGCCTCCCTCCGGCGCCACGGCGATACAACGCCCACGAATGAATATGCGGTTGTCGAATCCCTCCAGCTCGAATGTCGAACCAACCAGCGCTTGACTGAGCCAGAAGACGCCCGTCGCCGGATCCGTCAGCGGAAACCATGGCGAGCTGTTGAATGGATTGGCCGGATTGCCGCTAAGAGTGACGGGCCAAGTTTCCCACGTCAGTGCCAGCGACGGCGGCGCGTTCCACGTAACCACCGGAATTTCGACGTTGCTTGAAAACCAACTCTGATTGCCGCAAGCAATCCACTGTTCGCGCTGCACGAAGTGCGCGTTCGCCCACCCATGTTTGAAGCCTGGCTCAAAGAAAGAGTTGCTGCTCTGCCACAACGTGTCTTCGATGATCGCCTTATGCGGCGGCGATGACAGCCAGCCAGAGAATGCGGCGCTGGGGTTGATCGCCGGTCCGGGCGCGGTGACGTTATAAATCCCGAAGCCGTGCGGATCAGTGCCGATCTGCGTCACGCCTCCATCCTGCGTCAACACAATCAGGATCTCCGCGCCACTCAGATTGATATTGCGATCATCTGCCGCGCTCGCGGTGATCAACCGCGTCACCCCATCGCGCGAAATGGCGTCTTCCGGCGTTCGGTAAGTCAGTGGAAGCGCCGCGCTGTAGTGCCCAAAGATGCTATTGGCAAATTCCATCTCGGCCTTGATCTGGCCGGAGTCGTAGTAACCACGCAGCGAGCGGTTTAGCGGCTGAAGGCCCATGCCGACACGGTGCGCATTCAGCAATCCGTACTCGGTTTCCTTGTTGAGCGCGATCGTTGCCGCTTCGCTCGCGCCAGATGAAGGCGAATTAGCGTAGTACGGCTGCAATTCCGCACGGTAGGCCGTGTACGGCAAAGCAGAGTCATTTGCCGTCTTGTCCAGCGTGACATCCTTGGGCGTAGCCAGCAATTTTGGGGCCAGCCCAGCGGTGTAGCAAAACAGCATGGGAGGCGCGATTCCTCCTGCCTTTGGGTACAACGGAACACCCGATCCAAGCGAACCAACACGCGTGAGCAGCACTTGCCCTAAGCCACCGCCGACAGTCCAGTAGAAGGGGTCAGTTCCCGGCGCGAGATTGAACGGGTTCAACTCGCCTCCCGGCAGCGTCGACAGCGGGATGATCGGGAATCCCCAACCCGCCGGCGCCGCATCAGATGCTGGATGCACAACAAAACCGCGTGGTATCCAGATCGACGACATGAGTGTGGTGAATATCGGCTGCGCGCTAACTGGCGTCGTGATGGTCAGTCGGTACTGCTTGTTCGCGCGTGTCGCAATCAGTTCAGTGCCGTCTTCAAGCAACCGGTACAGCTTGTTGTTCTTGATCCTCGAGGCTGCAATAAGCGCGATCATCTTTCGACCGAATGCGCGCGCGTAAACAGAAGCCCGCTCGCCGAGCTCGACGAGGTTGTAGTTCGGGAGCATTGCTTCAGCTCAAACTGAAGTCCCTGTGAGCGTGTACGTCATCATCAACTTGCTTCCCGAAGACAGCGCGTTGGCAGACCCAAATAGGCCGCCAGCGCCAAAGACTCCCGTCGTGCCGCCCTTGGTGTTCACCGACAGAATGCCCGCCCCATAGGGGGTGATCGGCGAGCCACCCACGGTGATCACCGCTGGCGAAGCAGAGTTGCTCACGCTCTGCGCCGTCGACGTGCCGTTGCTCGTGAAGGTCTGACGGCTGCCCTCGGTGTACTGCGTGGTGTACTCGCCCTGGGTTCCTGCGAATGTCGCTGCGGTAAGCGAACTGGTGGGTGCCAAGTTATCGGCGAATGGTGCGAAGTACCAGGCGGTGCCGCCACCGACTCCGTTGAACTTCGCGTTCAACACGTCGTTGATAAATTCGTTGCCGACGGCGTTTGGGCCAAATGCCCACGGCATATCTTCTGGATGCGCGCCTGGCGGAAGATCCTTGCGACCGAAAACTCCACCGAACAGGATTCCGGCGGCTGGGAACATGATGCCGCTCGGTGTCTTGTCATACTTATGGCCCCGCAGCGCGCGACCCAATTCGTTGCGGACAGCAGCAGAAAAATTCATGGTTTCACCATTTTGACTGTGGACAATGGGAATCGGCCCTGGCCGTTTTGCGCTGGATTGGACAATTGCACACCTTGCACACCTGCAGCGGCTCTCCGCTGCGCTGCGGTTTTGTTTCGCTCATTGGGCACGCATCACACACTGCGCGCCGATGCGCTATGACTTGCGTGGTTGCTGCTGTCGCCGGCAGAGCGGCTTTGAGAAGATCGATAGCCCTATTCAAGCACTACCGCCGCCAGCATCAATGACCTGCGCGGTGAAGGAATCCTTGAAGGCAAGTACCGATGGCGTACCGCCGCGACCGCTGAGGATGTAGCGGCTGTTGCCATCGCGCTGGTCAAAGATCGCCGCAACGTGGTCGAACTGCGGGTAGGCGAACTTGTCGTGTAACTGCACTACGTTGCCGTTCGCCCCGGCCCACGGAACACCGCGTGAGTCGACCCATGCCGGCACCCACGTTTGCGTGCCTTCGATCTTCACTGCGTCCGGCGCGACGCGCGCCATGGACCCGGGCATCACACCGCAGTGCGATACGGGCGTCATGGTCGCTGTTTCGATCGAATCACCAGCAAACTTGTAAGTGAAGCGATCGGTGCCAATGTAGGCGCAGAACCCTGCCTCGTCGGCCAACGCGACCATCGTGATGGTCTGCCCGCGCAGCGCAGTGAAGTTCTTGGTCGGGTTGTACAGGCCGTAGTACAGCGGCTCCGACCAGATCAGGAAGCGATCCACTGCGCCGAACAAACGCCCCTTCGACAGCGCTGGATAGCGCAGCGGCGGCAACGGCATCAGGTACTGAGTACGCAGGGGCCGGCCGCGCGGCGTGTTGCCTATCACGAGCGTGCCGCCCGGCGCCCACGATGCCGCGTATTGCAGCTCCTGACCGTTCGGCGTCGTGACATAGACGCGCGCTTCGTCGATGCTGGTGTCGAGCGCGGAACTGATTGTTACCGAGATACCACCAGGCGCAGCGAGCGTAATGAAAAGCGAGGCCGGCGCGCCGCCCTCGCCGCGCGCACTCGAGAACGTCGCCGTCACCGCGTATTCGCCGGCTGGCAGCGAGCCTGCGCCCTGCGACACCGTGACGAACCGCGGCGTCTCTACGCCCCACGGGTGCGCAGCGCCGAGCACATCCACGCAACCGCAGACCTGGCCGTCAGACCAGTAAACCCCAATGGGCGTCATGCAGTAGTGCACGTCCGCGCCGGTCAGGTTGGTCGCAAGCGCAGTCAACACGCCTGACGCATCCATGTGGTACAGCGTATTGGCCGCTGCGACCAGCGCGAAGTCCAGTTGCGGATCGGACCAGAACGAGTTCGCTCCGGCCAGCGCGATGAACTGCGTGAAGCCACCGCGCTTGGACACAACACCGTCTTCCGAAATGTCCACGTCCTTCGCTGCTCGCGCGAAGCCTTCTGGGACTTTCGTCTCGGACATGCGGTTGGCGACGCCGCCGCCGAACGCCAGCGTGACTGGTTCTTGGCCGCCCTTAGTCGCCATCGTTTCTTTAAGCCTGCTCAGAGGTTATTACCACTTGCCGTCAGGACAACTGCCGGCCTTTGCATGCACTTTTGTGTGGATCGGGCAGCCGCACTTGCCGCACCGGTCGATTGGCGGAAAGGGCCTTACGGGCTGAAAAACTTTTAGGTACGGGCATGCGGCGCAGAGCGCCTTGCGGCGCTCGCGTTCTTCTGCTGGCACGATGTTCAAGCGATAGCCGTCGACCGCTTCTCGATTGCGCAGAACGCGCGCTCGGCGATGGACTTGTCGGGCGTGGTCATCGCGTGGTAATCACAACCACGACGCCACCACCCCCAGCACCGCCAGCTCCTGAATTGTTGCCATTGTTGGCGCCAGCGCCGCCGCCGCCGCCTGATCCGTACAACTGACCCGCCGCGCCGGAACCGCCTACCCCAGCGAGCAGACTTCCGCCGCCGCCGCCGCCGCCAGCACCCACTGCGAAGTTGGTTGTTGATGCGGTGCCTTGCGTTCCGTTCGCGCCAGTCGCAGCGCCACCTGTTCCGCCAGTAAAAAGAGTGGACATGGCGTTGCCAATGCCGCCGTTGCCACCGGCGCTCACGGCATTGCCTGACGTTATGCCTGCGCCCGCGCCGCCGCCGCCGCCGCCGTTGCCGTTTGCGCCATTCGCTCCGAGCAAACCAGTAGCGCTGGCAGCACCACCGGCACCACCATTTAAGACACCAGTACCGCCACCGCCGCCGGTCGCCGCACCATTCGTTCCAGCTGCCCCGCCGCCGCCGCGCGCTGCGAGTAACAAAGCGCCGAACTGCGTGCTACCTGTTGGTAGTCCACCAGCAACGCCATCGGTTGAATCTACAGTCTGAGCGGTGCCACCAGTCCCGCCAGCAGGGATTGTCACAGCGACAGTTGCGCCAGGGACCGTAGCTGGCATAGTCATAAACACGACCGCGCCACCTCCGCCACCACCGCCGCCGCCCACTATTGATGAGGTTGCGCCGCGCCGTCCTGACCCGCCACCACCGCCTGGGCCAACTGCATATACGAATACTGCAAGCGCGCCTGTCGGCTTCGTCCATGTTCCAGTGGATGTGAATACCTGTACGTCAGTGGTCTTTGCGACAGTCGCGCTATCGCTTAAATCTGTCGATGCGGGCTGCGTGCTCGATGGCACGCCGCTCGTGCTGATCGTGTTGATCCATTGATGCGAGGTAGCGGCTAGCGACTCAACGCCGCCCAAAGTTGACGCAGTGGGGTTTGGAAGCCGCGCCGCGCCGAGCGTGCCGCTCGAAATGTTCGTCGCGTTCGTCGCGTCAGTTGAACAGCTAGCAACGGAATTGCTAAGACTCGCACACGAAGGCTGCGCCTTGGATATTGCACCAGCAGCAGATATTGCCGTTAGGAAATTGTTCGTCGCGCCAGTGTCGGCAACGACAGTTGTACCGATAACGCCTGATGCGTTCTTGTCGTGCAGTCGCAGATCAGTCGAGTCGGTGTAAAGCGTGTCCTTACCTGATGCTGGCGAGGACGGTGCGGCCGTATTCGTCGCGACGATCGTTCCCGGCATCGTCGTGCCGGTGGAGATATTGGCCAGCGTCGGGTTGGGATACGTGCCAGCTAGATCGCCACCGGCTGATCCGTTCGGCGGCAGCGATGTTGCAGAGCATCCGGCCGCGCCGTTGGACAGATCAGCGCACGCGGCTTGCGTTATCGTGCCGCTTCCGTTGCCCTTCAATGCGCCGGTTGTGGTGAGGATATTCACCACGTTGCCCGTGTTAAGCATCGTTCCAGCGACGTCAGGCAGCGTGTAGATTCGATCTGCCGTGTTGCCTGTGCCGTCGAAAACGCGCTGGAATCCGTTTGAGCCGATCCACGCCAACCGCCCCGAGGCATCGGAATACATGCGCAGGTTACTTGTGCCAGGCGTTCCTGGCTTCGCCGACTGCGTTTGCAATTCGATGTATCCAGCCCCGCCCGTACCGTTGGCGACGTAGCTCGCGGCGCTTACTTGCGGCGTGAATGACGTTGCGCTCGATCCGATCGATGCGTATTGCGTTCCAGCGTGATTCTGAAATAGGACCGTTGCGTTTTTCAGCGTGAAGTTCGATCCACCGCTCCCACTGTCCTGCAACATTGCGCCGCCGGTTCCGCTGGCGAGCCAGTTGCGACCAAAGTTCGTGATCTGCCCAAGCTGCGTGCCGCAAGAGCTTGAACTGTAAAAGTCGATGTCGCCGGCATAGGTGATGTCCCATGCACTGCCGCTTGGGCACGTTGACTCTGCTGCACTGCGCAGTGCCCGCAGCATGAGCGCTGAACCAGTCGACGTGGCTGCTGGCTGAATCGTCGTCTTGCCATTGCCACCGGGAAACAATACGTTGTCGAACTTCGTCGGCTGATTGCCAGCGTCGTCGAAAAAGTACGCAGGCCCAAAGTTCGACGGATGGCCTTGATCGGTGGATACATAGGTATTGCTTGACGGCGATGAATTGCCGTCGCTGAAATATATCGCCGGCGAACCGCCAGCCAGACTTCCGACAATGACGTTGCGCGTCGCTGTGGATTCAGCGCGCACCATCGCAATGGTCGAGCCACTGGCATCAAAGGCATCGTTGCCAATGAGTGTGTTGGCGCTGCCGTTCGCTAGCTTGATCCCATAGGTGTAGTTGCCGATCTCGACCAGGTTGCCTTCAATCGTGTTGCCAGTGGCCGTATAGACTCCACCATCCAACTCAATCACTGCGCCATTGGCCAGATTGCTTCCGCTGTTCGTCCAGACCGTGTTATCGCGAACGATGCTCGTGTTCGCATCCACGCGCAGATAGACCGCGCGGCGAATGCGATCAAAGAAGTTGTTGCTGATGACGGTGCCGTAACCTTGAAACGAATTCGTCGGCCCGTTGCCAAACGTGTGCGTTGTTCCGCCCAGTACGATCGCATCTTGGTCGCAGGTAGTAGCTGACTTCGACGGATTACCTATGAAGGCATTGTCCTGCGCGTGCAATGTCGTGTTCGTGACGAGCACATATACATTTGAATTTGTACCTTTATCGGTGAACGTAATGTCGCGCAGCTCGAGCAAGCCAAGGCCATAGCTGACCAACTTGCCGTCTGTGGCGTTGGTGCGTAGATCCAGAATCGTCCCGCCATACGGCGCCGCGACGCCTTGGCCGTTCATGTGCGAACCTGCACCCTGCAACCTGATCGGACGTTGATGCGCTACCGGACTTCCTGCATCGTTCGGAATAGTCAGCTGCGAATTGATGAGATAGGTTTTTGCCTGGAACGTAACGACGCCGCCAGTTGCCGCAGCCGCGTTGATTGCGTTCTGCACAGAGGTAGAGTCGTCGGTTGAATCGTCTCCGACAGCACCGTAGGAATCGACTGAATACGTCGTCGTGCCAAGCACCGGTATCATCGTGCGATCGATGAGGCCAGATGAATTGAGCAGTGGCACCTTGGCCGCATCGCCGGCACCGGCACTGGTGTCCTTTGCTGCCACCAAGCCGTGATTCGGTGGATTGCTGGTGACGAGCGTGTTCGTCGCTGCAAACGCGTTGGCAGTCAGCAGCAGTGCAAGTAGGTAGCGAATCAAGGTAACGGTCCTTCCGGTAAACGTGGCTGGAACTTGAAATCGGTTGTGCTTTTCGCCTGGCCGAGCACGGCAACGATGTTTCCGCTGCCAGGCACCGTGGTAGTCATGTGCCCGGCGGTCGCCGGATCCAGGTAGTACATCGAGCCAGCAGTGAGGCCGCCTGATTGCCCTGTGACCGCATCCCATAGCGCAGTCGCTAGCGACACCACGCCGACGTGCTGGACGTTTCCTATCGCACTTGCTGCAATGCTGGCGGCTGTCACTATTCCGAAGATGTTGCTCGTGGCCATCGCACTTGCCAGGCCCATCTTCACCGTGTCAGCGGCGCTGATATAGACGGCCATTCCAGCAACTATTGTTGTCGCTTCGCCGTTCGTCATCGCCGAGTTGAACGGTGCTGCCGGTCCTGTTGGACCGGTAGGACCGACGGGACCAGTTGCACCGGTGGCGCCTGTAGCGCCAGTAATACCTTGTGCGCCCGTAGGGCCTACTGCTCCTGTAGGGCCTACTCCACCAGTGGCCCCGACAGCACCAGTAGAACCTATTGCCCCCTGTGCGCCGGTTGCGCCGGTTGCGCCCGTTGCGCCAGTAATACCTGTAGATCCTGTGGTACCGGTTGCACCGGTTGCTCCGGTTGCGCCCGTTGCACCGGGCGGGCCCTGAAATCCCTGGCCACCGGTATTGACCGGCCGGATCTGATCGACCCTGCTTACCTGTTCACTGCTCAGAGAAACTTTCACCGAGCCGTCACCGCAATAGACACCCGTCATAGGGTCGTGGCCGGCAACAGCACCACAGCGCCCTCAACGACGGGCGCGTAGTCAAGCGTCTCTTGGTTTACCAAAACGATCTGCCAGTAGTATTTCACTTTGGCGTTCGTTGGGCTCAAGTATCGAACGTATTGAGATTTCAGCGCGTCGAGCAGAATGGTTCCGTTGGCCGGTGTTGGAATAGACAGGACGGCCAGCACTGGCCACGCCGGAACGGGGACTTCTGGCGGCGTGGGTCCGTAGTAGTTTGGAGTCGTCAATTCCAGAACAGGATTTGGCGCGCCAGCGATTGGATCCACATACGTGCATTTCGTGAGACGCAGTTGCGCGCGTGCGGCAAGTCCGGTCAAATCAACCGGCATCGTCTGCTCTTCATCTTGATACAACGTGATCTGCTCGACCCACGTCAGCGCCATCGGCACCGTGGTGCTGTATTGCCCGAAACGTTTCTCCATGACTCGTCCTCAGAGCGTTTCGGTGTTGCCCAAAACAACGGGCGAGTAGGAACCAAATTGGGTTGCCATCAGATAAACGTGCCCATCGCCTGGCACCAATTGCCTTCATGATCGGGGAATGGCGCCCCAATCGGATTTTGTGTCGAAAGCAGCGCCGCGACCGCTGTAATCAGTTCGGCCATCGACGGGTAAACAAGAATGGTGTATGCGCTGTAAGTGGCAGCCATTTCAAATACCTCCGTAGCGTGTCGTTACGCGACGCTTCTCGCGATGCCTGCGCAATACGTCGGCACTGGGGCGTTCGCCGAAGCGCGCGTTGAACGTCGCAAGTGCACCCAGTGCGCGCTGATCGTCCTGGTCGTCCTGGTCCTTCGTCGAATAGGCTCTGTACAGCATCCAGTCGACCAAGCCGTCGTGGTTTTCGACAGGAATTTCCGGCTCGTCTACCGGCGTTTCCATCGCATCGAGCGGATAGCGGTAGCACGCGATCTGGATCGTGCCACTACCATAGTTGCCATGCGGCATTGGCCACAGCCGAAGCGTGTTCTCAAGGCGCACTGCGTACTCTGGGCGTCCTTTTCTGCGTTGCCAGTCCGAATCGTTGCCGTATCCGGTGTGCCAGTCCCATCCGGTATACAAGTGGCCGCCGCGCTGCTGCTCGATTCGATCGATCCCGGCCAAAATCAAATCCCACGGCCGCCCCGTTGTCGGGAAAAATGTCACGCGCTCAATACGGTCGATGCGCTGATCGAGCGCATAAATCGGCTGATCAGCGACGATGGGAATGGTAAGAAAGCTGCTCGTCTCGTCCCATATCAGGCGAGCGCGAACGCATGCTTCGCGTTCTGCTTCGCTCGCGACTTGATACAGAAAACTGGTATGCCACAGATGCGGCAAAGCGTTATCGCCTGCCCGTTGCCTGAATGTGCAAACCAGGTCATCTACGGTCACGTTTCTTCTGCCTCACGCTGCAGCTCGGCGAAGATCGACAACGCAACTTCTTTGTCGACAGGAGTGCCGGACTCGCGCAACAGTGTCTTGAGGTTTGGCAATCCTTCTTTGGTGAAATCACCATCCGCATTGCGCGAAATCATCTTAATCAGCGCGGTGCGCGTGACCTGCCGCACGTTATCGCTCACCATGAGCGGCGAGGTGACTGGCTCCGGTGCAGGAGGCAACGACGGAATCGTGCTCGTGTCGACTTCACATCCCGCTTTCATCGCCATTTCTTGGAACAGGCTCGGCGGAAGTTCCAACCAGTCCTTGCCAACCCAAACGATCGGGCCGGCCAGGGATGCCAACCTGACTCCGGTTTTATGTCTGAAACGCATGTGCTTACTCCAAAAAATAGCCGGCGACGAAATGTGCCGCCGGCTTGCTTACTGCGCGTCTCTTGGGCTGCTGGATTAGCCGTTGTCGTAGATGTCGACGACCTTGCCGTCCTCGTAGAACAACTTGACGACGACTTGGCCTTTCGTGCTGTCGCTGTTCTGGTCGGTGATGTAGGCCTGGATCGTGCCGCCGGTCGGATAGTCGTTGTCCGAGTCGGCGTTTGTCAGCGGCGTAGTGGCGCTGGCCGTCTTGACGCTCTGCGCGTTGATGAACGTCGTCGTACCATCGGTCACAGTCAGGGTGACCGTGCCGGAGCCATCGAATGCGGTCCGGACATACGCCTTGATGTTGGTGAGAGTTGCACCACTTCTCAAAATCGTATTGATGGCATTGCCGATGCCGTTGTTCGCCTTTCCAAGTTCCACTGGAGAGACGAGCGGGACGGTGCGCTGGAACTGATTGGTCGTGCTCATGAATTTTTACCTCGTGTTGGGTGAAGTGGCGACCAGCCCTTACGACTGGCCGCCGTGCGCGGGTCAGATCGCCACGTCGACGGATACGATCGAGAAGTCCTCGTTCGAACCGTTGTCGTAGGAGCTCGGAAACACCGGCTTGAGCCAGCCACCGAAGTGCTGCACGCCGAAACCGGTCGTGCGGCCGTAGTCGTCCTTCTGCTCCAACCACTCGGGCGGACCCAAGTCGGCACGGGCAAGTGCTTGCGCACCCATCAGCAGAATGCGTGAGCCATCCACGTTCAATCCGGATCCGAACTTGTTGGTGCCGGATACGGCGCCTCGCGTGTTGTAGCAACGCGAGTACGGAACGATCAGCAGGTCGTGAATGGTGAAGTGACCGAACTTCAAGAACGCGTTGTTCGAGCCACGTTCCCCGGATTGCACGACTGACCTGCGGAAGTCATCGTCCTTCCACAGTCCCGACATCACGCTTGTGTGGCAGAGCGCGACGTGCACATCACGACCCCCGAGACGGCTCGGTGTGATGCGCTTGTCCATCGCAATGGCCTTCATCTCCGGCAGCAAGCCGTAGGAAGACTTGTCCGTTGAGACCAGTGCGTGATCAGCTACCAACGCCAACGAATTTGAGCTGGCGTTCCAGTTGTAGTGACGGTTGACAGACGGCGCCGATACGTCGTTGGCGTAGTCCAGCATCGTCCATGGATCCTGACCTTCCGGCGTGACGCGCAGCGAGCCATCCGTGTTGTAGAGGTAGCTGATGCCGGAAGCGGTGAGAACGGCCTGATCCTCGTTCGCGTCGGCCAGCCACTTGCCGAGCACCGGACGCTGGATCGTGCGCACCTGAATCAGCGATTTCTGATCCGACAATGCGCCTTTGTTGACGATCGCGTTGGCGAACGCGGAGAAGTTGCACTTCTGCCATGCAGCACTTGCCTGGCGCTCACGATGATGCATCGTGTTGTCGCCGATGATGCCACCGCCGGTCAGGCGTGGGATCAGCGGGAAGTACGCAGCTTCTTCGCCCTTGGAGTTGCGGGACAGCTCGGTGATCTTCTCGATCACAGCCGTGCCCTGACCTTCCGCGCCAGTGAAGAAAAAGTCTTCCTGGTATTCCTGCTGCAGCTTTTTGCGGAAAAGGAACTTCTTTTCTGCTGGGGATAAATTGCCAGTAACGGCCATGATGAGTTACCTCGTGAGAGATGGAAAAGGAGTGGTTTGGGAATCGACACAAACGACCCGTCTCGCCGGTCACGCGGAACCGTCCCTATGTCGTGGGACGAAGCCGTGGCGTTGAGCCCGCCAAAGGGCACACGTTGGTATCGCAGCCGTGTGCTGCGGAACCGCTGTACTCAGCGATCGAATTGCGTTTTAGGCACGCAATAACCCGACCCGCATTCGATTCCCGAAGCGAGGTATTCTCAAAAATTGAAACGATCGTTCTCGATCAGCGAGCCAGGCCATCGCTGGCATAGAGCCGACTTTCATCGGCTCATGGAGACAAATGTCTTACGCGATCGTCACGAGAACGCTAGACACGAGGAACCACAGACCGTTGTAGGCCTCGAGCGTGATGGTGGCACCCGGGAACGCCGCGAAGGTCGCGGTGTTGTGCGGACCGCCTGTCGTACCGTTTTCAAGTAGACCGGTCGCAGTGATGACGTGCGCAAAGGCCGTCGAACTGGTGATCGTGATACGCGTGCCAGCCTGCGCGGTCGTGGGCGCAGCCAGAGTCAGTGCCGCGGCACTTCCTTTGGTGATGATGACCGTGCCTTGCGCAACGGCGATCGCACCATCGCCAGCGGCGAGCACTTGCGAGCTTGTCACCTTATCGCAACGCTGAATAAGCAGGTTGTGCATTTGGATGGGGTTATCGGCTGGTTGAAAGCCAAGCGCGATCTGGGCAGCGATTGAGTCACTCAGCGACTTTACGTCGACTCCGACTGCAAACGATGAACTGGAAATGGTCATTTGAAAATTCTCCTGCTTTAACGGTTTTGTGGATGTATCTGCTTTAGCTCAGTGCAATCGCCGTGATGACGCCGGCCGTAACAGTGAACGTGACCGTGGTCACGTACGATCCGGTCGGCGTAACTCCAGTGAGCGCCAGCCCACTTGCAACCGGCGCAATGGTGGCGGCGAGTTTTACGTCGGTCAGAACGCCTGCCGCAACTTCGGCAACGTGTGTACCTGCGACTACCGAGCCAGCCGAATTGTGTACGGCGACGGTCGCAGCATTCACGACCGGGGCAACCGTAGCCGCCAGTTTCACATCCGTCAGGACACCGGCGGCAACTTCGGCGCTGTGCGTTCCGGCCACAGGAGAACCGGCGGAATTGTTCACGACGACCGTATCGGCGTTGTCCACCATCGCAATGGTGGACGCAAACTTCACATCCGTCAGAACACCAGCAGCGACCTCCGCTACGGCATTGTGCGAATCCGCCCCGGCAGAGTTATGCACGGCGATGGTCGCACCGTCGCCAATCGATGCACCGCCGTCATTGTCGCAACGCTGGATGAAGTGCGTGCCGTTGAAAGACGGACTATCCGTCGGCTCATAGCCAAGCGCGATCAAGGCGGCGACAGAGTCAGACAGCTCCTGCGCATTCGCGCCTATCGCATACTGGGAATCTACGGTGCTCATTGAAAATTCCTCTTAGGTTCAGAAGTCTGCGATATCTTTCGCGGCGCCGTCTTCCTTGAGCAGCCCATCGATTTCCTTTTGAGTAAGATCCTGGACCTTGCCAGGTATCGCGCCGCGCGTGCTGCGGTTTCCGGCGCTGCCTGGCACGGATGCCGATGGCAATGCGCTAGCGCGCGCCTGCGCTGTTGCGTCCTTCGCGTTGCGAGCGGCGTGCGGATCGGCTGCAGGAACTGCATCAGGATCGGCTACCGGCGTCTTCTCGCCGAGGCCAAGTAGTTTCGCCATCTGCGAAACCCATGCCTGGGCACCTTCCTCGACCTTGGCAATCAGGTCGTCATCCGACAAGCTCGGGTCTTTGCCGAACTTCGTGAACAGTTCCTCGACCTTGTCCTTGTAGGCGGCATTTTCGAGTTTGTCGGCGTTGGCCTTCTCCCACGCACCAATCTTCGCCTGCCATGCCTTCTGCGCGGCCTCTTGGCGTTCTTTGGCGACGCGCTTATCCGCTTCTTGAAGGCCTGTACCAAGTCCTTCAGCGTGGCCGCGTTCGCGGTCGAGCTGGCGCAGTTGCTTGACGTAGTCGGCAGCCTGCGCGCGGTGCGCGTCGGCGTCGATTTCACCGCTTTCGAATTTGTCCTCCAAGTCCTTCTGCTTGGCCTCCAACTCCTTTTCTTCAGCGTCGAAGTCGCGGCCGGGAGCGGCCTTCGCTTGGGCCTGCTTGCGGTCGGCCTCAATAGCATCAAGGCGCGACGCGACGTCCTTGAACTTGCCGTTGACCTCATCAAAGCGCGCCTTCGGGATCATTCGATCGTCGTCGGTTGCCGCTGCAGCTGGCGACTCATCATCAGCCGCAATGGCCTTGAGAATTTCCGGATCTATTTCCTCTTCCGCTTGCTTGCCATCCGGTTGCTCGGCAGCAGCAGTGCTGGCGTCATCCTGCGCTGGCGCAGCGGCCGGCGGTGAACCGACACCGGCTGCCGCATCGTCGAAGTCGGAAATATCAGCATCGTCCACCTGCTGGTTGTCGAGCGGCAGTTCTTTCTGCGGCTCGTTTTCTTTGTCAGCCATTGCTTGCTCCAAATTTCATGCACAAAAACCACCCTTCGGGGCGGCTTGCTGCTGGTCTTGCGATCAGTCGTTGTTGTTATCGTCGTCGCCGTCGTCGTCTACGGCAGACGTAGATGCGATCCGAGCCATCGACTCCAACTTCTTCTTCGCATGCTCCTTCGCTGCCTTGAGCCGCTTCGGATCGCCCTTGATGCGATGCGCCTCGCCGAGCGTGCGAACGTCGCTCTCGGTCTGCCAGTCGGGATCCATACCGCCCATCATTGTGCTGTTCTTCGACTTTGCCATTGGAGTGCTCCGTTGAATAAAAACCGTTTTCGCGAATGTTTACCTTTCCCGGCGCTCGCGATCCGCTTCATCGATATCGTCAATAAGCTGCTGCAACGTCACCTGCGTCGTATATGTGCCGACCAGCGAACAGCCGACGCCAGGCATAAACGTTGGATGCCCACATTGGGACAGGTAGAGATTGATCGGCCGAGCCGCTTGGATGATGCGCTGAATGCAACGACGCAAATCTGACCAGTATTCGGCGGTTTTCATGCGGCGGCTTACTCAGAACGAAGAAATACCGTCGTCCGGGTTGTGTACTGACCCGGGTGGTTGCGGTGCGCCGACAGGAACTGCGGTTGGATCAGCTGGCTTGCTGATTCCCTTGTTCAGCCCCGTGTCGGCATGCGCAGGGAACAGCGGGTGCGTGTTCTTGTGCTGCCCAGCGATTTCGGCCTCTTGTGCCGGCGTCATCTGCGTGCCTGGGGGAACCTGCGGCACGATCGGTGGCGCATCGGCGTCGACGAAGCCGCCAGACTTGAGCAACTGGTCGGCCAGCGTCGCGACGGCTGGGGTCATAACGATGGTCTGCGCGGTTTGCACTGCGCTGAACTCCGACTCGATGGCCGCCTCGACCGCTTCGGCCTGCGCCTTGCGTGCCTGCGCCTGCGCCAGAGCAGCCTTGGCCTGAGCCAGGGCAATGCTCGCGTCCGCCAGCGGATTCGGTTGCGCGCTCATGTTGGCCGCGGTATTGGCCTTCTGTTCCGCTTCCTCAGCGATCTCGCTCTTGTTCGACAGATTCGATGCGCGAATCATCCGGGCGTCCGAGATCGGAATGCCCATCTTGCGCATTGTTTCCATCTGCTCGAATTGCGAATTGTCGAAAGTGATCTGTGCCGGTTGCTCATCGACAACCAGGTCGTAGGTGCCAATCGTCAGGTCGTTCAATACCGAGCCGTCGTCCATGCGCTGGTTCAACGTGTACGGAATATGTTGCTGCGCGCCGTAGGAGTTTTCCTCGCTGATCCGCATCACGCGTTCTGCGCCCATGTACTCCTGCGTTATATCGAGGACGCGGCCCAGCATCGTTTGCCGCATCAAACTCACGTTGTCGAGCATGGGTGCCAGCTTCATCTGGCTCGCGTACTGGTAGCTCTGCACCGCAACGCCGGACAAGTCCTTCTGGTTGGCGCCCATCAGGTTCTCGTCAACGCCGCTCACCATCTGCGCGTTTTTGTACGCGAACTGGATCATTTCAGCGATGCCTTGCGGCACGTCGTTCGGTTTGATCTTCGTCGGCGCTTTCTTACCTGGCTTCGTCAGCAACACGAGGCCGGTTTCCGAAGCGCGATCCACGAACTCGCCGTCGTCCATGTTGGCAAGACTGTCGGCCTCGCCTTCCCATCCACCGTTCGCGCTGCTGTTGATGACGTGGCCATACTGCGAGATGAACTTGTTGAGCATCTCCTGCACGCTCGCCAGGGCGTCCACGGCACCTATCGTCCGTCCGCGGCGGAAGTAGGGGAAGAACGGCACCGGCGTCATGTGCTTGTACGGGCTCCTGCCGTCGAACAGCATCGTGCCTGGTGCTGCAACCATCATGCGTACTTGACGCATGCGGCGCTTGAATACGGGGATGCCTTTCTGTAGCAGGTATCCAATTTCCTCACGCGAGGAACCGGTCAACGATCGCACATCGCCGGTAGGCCAGCGCGCCACCAAGGTGCTCGCGTACTCGTTCACCTGGCGATGCACGATGCGGTAGCGCCGCCATGGCCCTTTGCGACCGTAGTACGCACGTCCGTAGGCGTAGGCGCCGAAGTAGTCGTCGAAGCCGCGGCGATCGACACCGTTTTCAACGCCCCAGTTCTCTTCGTCCGACAAGTGATCGGAGAATCCGACGATTTGATCGGCCGCGTCCTTGCCGTACTGCGACTCGATCTGCGTCGCCGTCAGCCAGCGTGATTCGTCAAAATCAGCCCACTTGTCGGGGTCGTATTCGTTGGCGTCCAAATCCGGCATCGCATCCAACGGGTCGATGCAGCGGATCTCCAACTCGCCGAGATCGTTGTTGTCGTAGCTCATGCGCAAGTCGAGATACCCGCGCTGCTGGATCAAACCGTCCAGTACACAATTCGTCTCGATCTGGCGCCACTTAACGTTATCCAACATCTGCCGGACAACTTTGCTCATTATGCGAGCGGAGTTTTCGTCGCTGTCGCCGCCGCGCGGAACGAAGGAAAGGTCAACACGGTTCGCGATTTGGTAGCCGATGATCGCGTTGATAGCCGGCTTGATGATGTCGACCTCGTATGCAGGTCGGCCCTCTTGTTCCAGCTTTGCCGCATCGTCTGCGCGCCACTGGCGGCCGCCGGCGAGGTACATGTCCTCCATGCGCCGCGCGTGCAGCATGTAGTCGATATGCCCGCGGTAATACTTTTCCTCGATGCGCTGGAATACCCCCATCGCCGTTTCGGCTTCGTTGCCAGGATCGCCAGGTGCGCCGTATGGGGCGGCGACATTGTTTGGGATCGCTGCCAATGGTCAGTCCTCAGAAATGCGAAACCCGGCTCGAGGCCGGGTCTGTGGTGAACGTCTACTGCGCCAAAATGCTCAGGCCGTCATTGCCCCTCGACCAGTGGTTCCATTTCGCTGGCGCAGCTTGCGCTTCCAGTGAGCGACCGCGTTGTAGGTGTCACTATTACCGCCAACACGCGTGCCACTTGGCTTGTTGAGCTCGTAATCAACCGCTATCAGACCAAAGGAGTCACCGCAGTGCGATGCACTGTCGTGTTCCGGTCCCAGTCCGATGTCGCGCTTCTCGTCGATCTTCTCGTGATAGCACGCCAGCGTGTCCAACCCAACTTCGGTGCCATCTGCGTCGAACCACATTGCGCCAAACAATCGGCGACCAGCCTCGATGCGTAGCTTCGCAGCACCTTTGCCCATGTTGGGGATAACGATCGTGTCGTACCCAGCTGCCTGGAATGCGCCTTGATACGTGATTGCGAAAACCTTGTCAGCCTGGGCACCGTCGTGCGGCAACACAATCGTCGTATTGCCTGGAACGTAACCGTGCTCGCGTAGCCACAATACATGCGCAGCGGCCGGCTGGCCTTGGACCTCGTAATAGTCCAGCAGCCGAACTTCGCGACCAACAATCTGGTCAGCCCACATCACGAAGGCGTCAGAATTGATTCCGGTTCCGCCGATATCGCAGTGGACACGAAACGTCAGCAAAGGATCGGCAGCCACACGGCTGACTCGACCGCTGGCTTTTGCGGCCGCAATCTGCTGCGCGTAGTAAGCGCCTTTGACGACCGTCTGGTAAGCGCCGTCCCAGATGTGTGGGTACTCGTCCGGACTTCCTTCCAGATCTCGTTCACGCTGGCGCTCCAGCTTGCCAGGGAACTTGGGGTTGTCGCGCCAGTTCAGCTCGACAATCTTGATCAGTGGATCCGAGCTATTGCGGTAACGCTTCTCGACTGCGGCACTCTTGCGCTTCGGATTCCACGTCACCCACAGCTCGGCATTCCAGCCGTCGGCTTCTTCGCGCAGCGTCGGTTCCAGCGTATTCCATGCCGATTCAAGCACTGGCTCTGCTTCGTCGACCCAGCACAACAGGATGCGGCCCTTCGACTTGATGCTATCGATGCTCAGGTGCAACCCAGCGAACCCGAAACTGATGTTCCCGTCGCGGCTGCAGATGTATTTCTCACCGACCTCGTAGTACGCCGCTAAAAACGGCTCTTCTTCGATCGCCCGCTTGACCTCTTCAAGTGAGGAATCGTCCAGTGAATTCATGTACTGGCGGGCGCACAGGATTTGACCCTTGATACCAGCTTGCCCATACCGCATTCCGAATGCGGCTGCCATCTTCGCGAAACTGCGGGTCTTGGCAGAGCCGCGGCCGCCATAGGCGCCGCGCACGTCCGCGCGCCCCTCGAATACCGGAATCAGTTTCTCCGGAATCGCTATTCGCAACACACCCGCATCGCTGTTCACTCGCGCCCCAATGGCACCAATCTGATCGCTGTCAGTTCAATCGGTCCACCATTCGCACCAGCGTGCTCGTGGTCGATCTTGTCGCGCCAATCCTTCGGCTTGCGGTTCTTTAGCCAGAAGATCATTGATGTCGGATCAGGCGGAAAGTGCTCGACGTACGGAACGATCACCGGGACACCGTTGTTCTGCATGATCTTCGTGGCGTCGTGGCTGTAGCCAATGGCGCGACGGTAGAGAGATTGCTCGACGCGCTTGTCTGCAGCCTCCTTCCCGAGCTTTATGGCACTGCGAAACTCTGGGTGCTCGTGCTGCCAGCGATAGAGTGTGACTTCGTGCACCCCCAGCTTTTCCGCGATTTCGCGATCGGTTGCGCCTCCATGCGCCATTTCCTGCGCCTTCTTGCAAAACCTCGGCCTGTAGTCAGACGGTCTACCGTTAGGCTTTGGGGCTTTTGCTTTGCGCTTCTTACGCTTTGGCTGCGCAGCTTTGGTGACGTCCTGCTGACCTTTCGCCGGAACATGGCCGTCCCGGCGTTTACGCTGCTTGGTTGCCATGACGATTCTCAGCTACCCCGGCCACGACTGAGCGTGCGGTTCGCGGCCCTGACAACCTGCTGCTTGGCCGACATGCTCAGGTTGCCCTTGTCGAACTGCTGCGTGGCGCGCGCCTTGGCGTTCGCGGCGTGAGCTCGGTCGTTAACCGGATACTTGCGCTGCTCGGGCAACGCGAACTTGCTCGCCGGCAACGCGTCGCGCTGTTTGGTTGTGATCTTCATGGTTGATCCCTACGAATGCTAGCGCCGACATTTACGGCAGACATCGCCGAATTCGCCAACTGCTCCTGAATCTCCGAAACGCTCGGAAAAGTCGAACGCATCAACTGCGCCGTATTGCTCTGCGGCAGATCTGGCGACATCTCCATGCACGCCGGTACAATCGCCGGGCGCGCTGGAGTCAGCTGATTGGCAACCGCGCCAGCAACTATCCCGCCCAACGCAGCGCCTGCAGTCATCGCGAAGAACTCACGCCGGTTCATTGGTATTTCTCCTACGTGTGTCGATACTTGCCGAGCACGTGCTTGGCCATCGCCTGGCCGATGCTGGCGGCACTGACCACCGTGCTATGAACCTTGGCCGGCACGTCGTGGTAGGTGTACTTCTTCCCACCCTTGAACACGACGTGCATTTGCTGCTTGGCGTGGTCGTACTCGATGTCCGAGACGGCTGAGGATTTGACCGCAGCCACCTATGGATGCACCGCAGCTGCTTCGACCTTCAAGGCGGCCTCTCCGGCTTTTAGCGCCGAAGCACCAGCCTTGAGCTTGGCTGCAGCACCTATGTTCGCGACGCTAGCCGCCAACGTTGCCGCTTGTAGTCCGAGCTTTGCGATTGCCACCTTTGAATCAGTGATCACGATCAGGCAGTCCTTCACCAGTTGATGCGGAACCTGCGGTATCGCAGCGGTCAATAGCGCCAGCGGATCGATGTTGCTCGTATTGGCCTGCAACTGGGCGTCAACGGCCAATGTAAAAATACCGGGCTGCAACGGATTGAAAGCGGGCCCAGGCGTCGTAGTCGTTGTCTGAACAGCCGTGAGCGCTGTAACGACCGAGCCAAGATACACTTCCTGCTCGTTGATGCAGGTCAGCGCGTCAGTTTTCTGCGGTTCCGGCAGGTTCGCGGCGCCGAGCTTTGCATTCTCCAAGTCCGGCACCGATGCGGCTTGAACGTCGGTGGCAATCTTCGCCTCGACCTTCTGCACATCCTGCTGAATTTTGGAATTCGTAGCTTGAAGCGCAGCGCAGCCAGAAATGGCTGCGAATGCGACGATGAGACACAACTGCGAGATGCGTTTCATAGTGGAATCCTTGATGGATACGGGTACTTGTTGCGCTTGCTGTAATTCTCGCCAGCACTGAGCAATTGCATGTTCGTATGCACGTGCAAGCCACAAACAGTCTTGCCTTGAAGCGGTATCACGTGATCAACTTCCAAGCCACGATGCGCAGCCTCGGCATAGATGAGTTCAATCAACTCGTGGTCTGCCCACAGCGGTGTTGCCAATAGCTTCAAAGCGCGACGCTTCGCTTGATTCGCGGCACGGCTTGCTCTATTTCTAGCAGCGTAGTCGCGCGAGTAAGCGAGCAGTTTTTCCTTGTTCCTGCCACGCCATTGCGATGTCGCGTCATTCGCTTTTTGCACGTTCGCATCGCGCCATTTGTTGTGCGCTGCTTTGTGCTTTTCCGGATCGCGCCTGTAAGCGGCAATGTGATATCCGGTGTTGCGTTCTTTATTCTCAGCGCGCCATTGGCGCTGCCAAGCGATCTTGTCGAACATCAGCTGGGTCTCGGTCCCAATACACAGCTATTTGTGCCGTCGGCACTAGCATAATCAAGCATTCGTGCGTAAGACGTGGCTGCATGGCAGCACCCAGGCGTATCGCTGATGATTGCCTGCGACTGCGATGGCTTGATCCATGTCGTGCCAAGCAGTGACTTGAACGGCAGCGTCGGAATCCAGACCGGCAAGTGCGGAACGCGGTCGCGTTCGTATGCGTAACATGAATAGTTCAGCTTGCCGACCACCTCGTCGAAGTTCTCGACGTAGGCACGGTCGCCTGGGCGCGGGCTCGCGAACAGCACAGCACCGAGAGAGAATTCACGCTGCCGCGGGGCGAATGGAATACGCGCGGTGTCATGTACCATGTATGTAGCTATTGGTCCGCCTAGGCTGTGACCGATGAATGTCACCGATGCGCCGATCGGCATTGCTGCGGTGATGCCCTGCGCGGCGAGCAAGCCATCACCAAGCGCGCCGTGCGAGAAGTATCGCGCGCTCTGGTAGATGCTCCAGAAACCACGATGCACTAACCCGATGGGCGGTCCCGGCGCCAGTATCGCGTCGGCGTCCTCTATCCATTCGATCGCGCTCTCGGTGCCGCGTATGACGACGACGTGCTCTCTTGGATCGGACATTCTGAACGCGTGGAAACCGAAGAACACGCGCTGGCCGACGCCAACGCGCTGCAGGTTGAACAGCGCGTTCTGGGCGGTGATATAGCCGACGATTTGCCAATCGTTCGCGCGCGTGTCGATCGGTGGCGCCAACAAGCCTGCCGCATTCATCGCTTCCGCGTAACCGGCAAGGCATGCGTACTCTGCCGCTGTGGTCATACTGGGGTCTGCTTAAAATGGGTTTGAAGGTCAGTCAACGCACGCCGGAATTCCGGCGCTTTCCCAGGCGGCAAGTCCGCAACCCACTTCAGCTCCCCAGTAGATGCGTCGAGCATCGTTCGCAGCAGCTTTGATACCAGCGCGGAAATGCGGCGATGTTCCAAGCTGTACCCAAGATGGAATTCTCGTAGATCCTTCGTCGCGTTTAGGAGCCTCGGCACATAAGGTAAGAGACTGCCAGCCCGCTGGGCGGCGTTCAAAGTCGGGTCTGCGAAAATCCCCTCCACTTCCGTGATGATGAGGTCGGCTTGTTCCAGTGGCGTTGTCATTCATCTGCGCCCCCGCATCTTCATCCAACCGAGAATCAGTTCGACTCCGGCGCCAAGCACCAGTGGTAGCCACCAGTGCGCCGATGCGATCAGGTCAGCCATTTGGCTTGTCCGTAGGTTGCGCGTGCACTTCGCCGGCCGGATCCACAACCTCGCTTTTCACCTGGGCTTGGGTCAGCGTTGCCATCCCATCGGTGCTGGGCGGCACGATGGCAGCCTTGGGCGGCGGCATTTCGCCCCTCAGCACAGTGCTCAGATTGGGGTTGTCCGGCTTGTTTCGCCCTTCGCTCGCCAGGAACAGGCAGAAGGACACGACGGACATGCCAGTGGTCGATATGACCTGCCACTTCTCGGGCGAGAAGTTGATCCCAAACGCGGTTGCAGCGGTCGCGAACCCTGCCCATGTCGTGGGCTGGTTCAGCTTGATCAGCAGGTACGCGATGACGCGCTGGCAACGAGTGTTGCACTGGACTTTCATGTGCCGCCTCAGTGGAAGTTAAGGGCGCGTTCGTCGCGCAGACCGCCGAACCACAGCTTGCCTTCCGGCGGCCGCGGGCGGCGACGCGGCAATGTCTCAACAGCATTAGCGCGCTCTACTCGCTCACGCAGTGAATCCGTGCGGCGCCTGTACGTCGCTGTCGGGAGCAACCCGTCGCCGCGATACTGCTCAGCGCACTCGTGGTGCATCTGCAATTGCGTGACGCCTATCTGCACAACGCTCCAGCCTTTCGATCGCTCGAGCTGGCGAGCTAGGCGCCCGCACATGTTGCAGATCCCGGATACGGTGCGCATGTCAGCAGAACAGCACTGGTTCGCGGCCGGGAGTGCGGTGCGGCACCAGCACCGGAATTGGCGGTGGCGCTTTGTGCGCCATCGCCGGATCGTGCTGAAACACAAGCGCGAGATGCGTCTTGATTTGCTCGGCCTGTTCGGGTGTCACTTGCTTCGGGTCTGTCAGCTCGAAGAAGCCTTGCAGCCAGAAGCAGAAGTTTTCCGCTTTCATGGCTATTTCCCGGGCGGGCGCTTGTCCAGGCCGGCGGCGACGATCAGGGCCGCAAGATCATCAAGATGCAGGCAATCGCACATACATGCGACGACGACTGGGCCGCCAATGATCGAAGCGATGTAGCCATTGCAGAAGTCGTTGCCGGGCGCGGCATCGAACAGAACGCCAATGGCATTGATGTTGACCGGTCCGCTGCCGTAGCCAGCCAGAGATACAACCTTGTCACCGTTCTTGGCCTCACGGCCGTTCCTGTAATGCATGAGTGATCTCCTAAGCTCTGAATTCCAATAAGACTTCGCCAGTGGCGATGCGTAGTCCGGTTTCTTCAGCGCGCGCGCCGACCTGCTGCACGTAAGGCGTCAAGTGATGAGCCATATTCGTCAGCACGTGGAACGCGGCCTCTGGCCACTCTCCAGCGTTGACGTGCTGGATGAACGCGACGAACTGAGAAAGCGTGCCCTGCCCCATATTGAACAGGATCCAAATCAGTGACTCGCGGCGCACTTGATCGATAGTGTCGATCGCTGGAAACATCCCGTGCGCGGTCGCGTAACCATCCTGCCAGTCTTGCGCGAACCACAGGCTGGCGATGGCATCGGTAATTGGCGCATCACCAAAGTTCACACCGTGGTGACGACCGATCCCTTGCGTCGGCAGACCGCGTGAGTCTGGGTAAACGACAAGCGAGTACCCTTCCCACCGACGTCCATCGGCGAGAGCCTGCAAGCTGGGCGGATACACCTAGATGCGGCCGAGCACCAGCAGGACGATGACAATCAGCAGGAGCAGGCCAACGCCACCCGAAGGGTAGTAGCCGTAATTGTGGTAACCCCATGCCGGGAAGGCGCCGACCAGCGCCAGGATCAGGATGATCAACAAGATCGCGCCGAGGCTCATAACCGTTCTCCAGTCAACATCCTGCAGCGTCGCTTTCGTCGACTTGGAGCCGCTTCTCGCGGCAATGCAGGTAAAACAAACCGCAAAGCGCCGGGACAATGATGGCCATGGCAATACCTACCCATAACCACCATTGGCTGTCCGCGGCGCTCACAAGTCAGGTGGACGGTTCGGGATCGATGTCGACGCCGAACGAGATGGCCCAGCTGCGGTAGTAGCGCGCGAGGTTGCGACCGTCGCGCAGATCGAACCACGAGTCGGCGACGAAGTGATCGCCTTGGATGGGGCCATGGGCCAGATACGTCTGGCCAGCCCAATTCGTCTGCTCTTCGGCGACACAAGCGTGGTAGAACTGCCACTGGAGTGCCGCTTCCATGGGCGAGATGGTCGCCATGACCGGGCTGCCGTCCGGGCCAAACTTCGGCTGCATGATCGGCACGTACTTCGGGAATCCACTGCGGCCGGCTTCGCCACGGTAGGTGTCCTGCGGCTTGCTTTCGTACTTGCCAGACTCCTTGAACACGGATACCTGCCAGTCATTGAGCAGGCGCAGGTTATCGCGAATCTGGACAAGGTCTTGCGCCGTCAGGCCAAGGGCTGCCGCCTGCGCCGCGTCGGGCACCTGATAGCGCTCCAGATCCGGCTCGAGCAGGCTGGTGCCGCTGTCGGGCGCGATCAGGAACCGGCCCACGGTGATCGGCGGGATGTGTGCTGCAATCTCGGGTGAGCCGGCGGCCGCGATGTCAGCGATTGCTTCGGCGACGAATCGGTTGCGAAGACCGCCAACCTTGCTTGGGTGCTTATCCCAGCCTGTGACGGTGTCGAACTCGGGTGCAATAGCGGGTACGGGTGGTGTGCGTGACATGGTGACTCCTGATTGTGGTGTCGGCGCGGTTGTCGCCAGACCTGAAAATGACGGGGCGCTTCGGTTACAAGGCGCCCGGCGTATCCTCGGATCAGGCGGCTTTTGAACCTCTAAACCAACCTAATTCACGAGCCGTTTTGCGACGATGGCAATTTGCGCACCGTACCAGACAACGCTCGATTGGGACGCGGCGCCACTCGGCGCTGCTAGGTGTATTCCGTCTGGAGCCCGCTGCGGGGTGAATCGAATAGACCGGCCTGATCACGCAGTGGGCCAGGTCTCTGCCGAAGGACAGACAATATGGGCGGCAGGAAAAAGCAAAAGGCCCGCGCTTGGCGGGCCTCATCTGATCGTAAAAAATTCAAATGTGTGCGGACGTAGAGGGAGTTTACCTCTTATCCCGGATGGGGAAATTGAACCTTTGCGAGCGCGCTGTCAAGTGTTTTGTGCAAATGTGTCCCGCATCTGAATTTTAAGCTGTGCTCGACCCTACAGTCGTGCTGACGACGGCTCGTTTCGGCGGCTCGATTTTCATCAGCCAGTACGGTGGTATCAGCCAGTTTGGCCACGTTGGATCGACACGCGAACCGGGCCACGGGTGATCCGGGAAATGCACCTCGAAGTCAAAGATGCCGCCAGTTAGGTCGGTTCCAACGATTTCACCAACGCTGCCGATTGGCGGCATGAAGTCGTCGCAGCCAATAAGCATCACCATGTCGCCAACGTTCATTCCTCACCCTTTGGCGTTTCAGGGTGAGGCTCAGCGGGTGGCGGTGCCGCAGCAATCATGGCTTTGTAGGCATGCTGAATATCGTTCGCGTCAAATGGGTAATAGAACGTACCGTTATCCGGTACTGCCGCGTTTGCGGCAGCTTCACGCATTGCCTGCGTCGGCTCCCTCGGCACCAGCACCATGTCACCCAAAGGGGCTTTCGCAAGCGGTGGGTGGGTGTAGAGTGCACGCACTTCGTGATCTTTTCTGCGCCTGATAGTTTCCAAATTTTGCTCATGCAACGATTGCCACAACCCCGGACCTTCCTGCGGATCGATGTAGCGGTATTGCCACGCCACCGGCTCCGCCTCACCCCCTGCCGGTACACCTTTTGTGAGAAGCGGGGATTGAGTTGAGCAACTCTCAGCGTTTGACGGCGAGGTTCCTTTGCCGACGCAGGCTTGCAAACGTTCCTGCGTTCCTTTCATTCCGCCAAGTAGGTTCTGCGCTACCGCTCGGATGCCACCAATACCAGCATCTGTTGTGTGATTGGGTACGTGGTTTTCAGCGTCCCAAATGATGTCTTCGACTAGCCCAATATGACCAGCGAGTACGTCAAGCTCGAAAGGAAGGTCGGGTATAGCATCAGTGCCAAGCGGGATGGAGTGATCTTCCTCGCGCTGCGTTGAGGGTGAGGCCGGGTGCAGGTAAGCAGCGACAAGGTGAAATTGCTTGCCAGGTTCTTCAATCAGCAAATCGTTTATGTGTTGATTGCATAGCTCGCGCTCGACTTCCCCCTTGTTCGGATCGTCTCGTTTGATAGGACCGAATGCTATGGTGCACTCAGCATCGCGACCATCTCCGGCTACGCATATCCAAAAATCAGGTATTTCACACATAGTCACGTTCAACGCTGAGAGTTGCTTACCATCCTTCTTGGCAGAAGCCTCAACGCGCTTCCAATTGCGCACAACTTCCGTTGGGGCGTCTTCAAGGTAAGTGATCATGTAATCTATGGAATAGCGCAAATCCCATGCTATTTGCGCAGAAGTTTGTATAGCCGCGCCTTTTATTGTGCCGAGTGCGATATGGGCCACATGGCTTATCGAGGCATACTGTCCGTTGCGAATCGCCTGCGCGCTTTCTGGATCATCGCCGCACGGCAGCTTGAGCGCCTCAGCCATCCGCGCGCATTCCAGCAATGCCGCACGCAACGCCTCAACGGTTGGCGTTTCAGTTGGCCCGGATGCGCCCGCTTCACCCATCTTCCCATCCGGGCCTGACCCAAGGGCGGCTTCCAGTTCGTTCGCGCATTCGATTCCTGCGCCTGTATAGCCAAGATTCCATTCGCCGCTAACAATTCTGTCGCCGCCAAAGTGCGCACGCCACTTCCGAACCAGCGCCCTGAGTGCTTCCGCGTTAGGTGCAGGCGACCCAAGGGCGGTTAGACGGTCTGCCCAGTCGTTCAAGTCGTCTTTGTCGGCGTGCTTGCCAAGCTTGTCGTTCCACTCATTATTTGCCTGCGAACGCATCTCCGCAACGATGTTGGCCAGCTCTGCCTGATTCATAAAATTCTCCGATGATGCTCAACCGCCTGCGATTCGATCCTCGTGACGCCAGTTCTGGCTCTCGTTCCCGCAGATGGCCGCCGGCATCTCGGCGGGGTCATGGCGATATTGCGAGCGGCGTTAACGTCCCGCTCGTGCTCGGTTCCACAATCCGAGCAGCGCCACGACCTTACAGCGAGCATGTCCAAACCTGCTGGGCCGGTTAAGGCTCCGCAGTTGCTGCATGCGCGTGTTGTGTATGCCTCATCGACCACTTCAACGCTGCGACCGGCCTGCTGGCCCTTGTACTGAAGCTGCGTTTTGAGCATGTACCAGCCAGCGTCCAAGACGGACTTTGCCATCTTGGTCTTCGCCAGCTTGGAACTGCTCACGTCGCCGATGCGGATGTTCTGATACTGCGCAACGATCTTTGTGCTGAACTTATGCAGGGCGTCAGCGCGCCGGTTCTTAGCTTTCAGGTGCAGCCGCTTAGCCTGCCGCTTGTGGCCGCGACGCTGCGCCTGGGCAATGCGTGGCTCGATGCCGCGGTAGAACTGACTGGCTTCAAGCACGTCGCCGTCTGACGTTGTTGCAGCGCTTTTGAGGCCAAGGTCAATGCCGACGACGGCGTGCTCTGCCGGTACGTCCGTAGAGGCGGTTTCAACCGCTATGTTGATGAACCATTCACCAAGCGCATTCTGCGAAAACGACCCTTGTCGCAGCTTCGCGCCAGTGAGCAATCCGGCATTGAATACGCGGAATGTCTTGCCACGGAATCGGATTGCGTTGCCATGTCGGCGGAGGTTGGCCGACTTGAACGGCACCCAACCAAGCGAACGACGCGGACCAGCACTGACACGCCAACGCAGCCTTGAACGCCGGACTGCCTTGCACTTGGTTACAAGCTCGCTATTGACGCGGCAGATGGTATCCGTGCCGATCCGTTTCAGGACTTCGCCAGCTCCGGTGGCCAGCTTGTCCAGGTCCCATCCAGACAGGTAGCGTGGCTTACCGAAGAACGGGTGCGCGGCTTTGTGGCGAGTTTCGTTCGAGAAGTTCCAAGCAAAATTGACCTCTCGCGCTGCCTGATCTAGCCAAGGCCACGATTCGGGGTGAACTTTGAGGCGCAGGGCTTTCATCAGAACGTCGCCGGCTCACTCTGTGCGTTTTTGCGCAACCCGCATTCTTTGCAAATGTACTCGCCCTTGCGCAGCGCCTCACGCTCGGCTTCGGCGGCGGCGAGCTTGGTTTCCAGTTCGTGAATAATCTTGGCGCGAATTTCGTGCGCCTTCTCGCCCTGTTTACTCGCGGCCAGCAATAGCGCGTACTGCGTGTCCGCCTTCTCACGCTCGGCGAGCAGGGCCTCTAGCAGTCGTCCATGATCAAGATAGCCGAAATCACGTAGCCACTGCACCATCGCCTCCACGCTCGCCCTATCCGTTTTGACCGCTGATGTGTTCATGGGGTTGCCTCGTAATCTATAAGTGAAATAGGCTTTGGTTCAGTCGGTAAGCGAATGGGGCCATACGGTCCCGTTGCGGAATGTCTAACGCAGTTTTCTCGGTGTTGCAGCATCCACTTCGCTCCATGCGGACCTCGCCATCCGTAGATGCGCGTGTATTCGTCAATCGCCTGCTGAATCATGGCGCGGTAAACGTCACCGTTCCAATAAGACCAATCGACAACGCGCCGATGGACAACCCACGCACCATGGAAGCCTATATCCACTTCCACCAATACCTGCTTCACTTCCTCACCTCTCTCAATAGGCGCTTGTCAAAAGCGCGAACAGCTAACGCGCTCAGGCGGTGGGATTACTAACTCGCCTTTTGTTTCTTGAGCGCTGCGTCGTAGGTCGCTTGCATGGATGCTGACTCTCCAGTTGAACTCATCGTTGCCGATCCGGTCGCCGCATAGTTTTGCGTTGCGGTTGAAAGAGATGCGCTGAATCCGCGCATGCCCGCGCCAGTCGCCTGGATGTTGCTGGTGTTCTGTACGTTGATCCCGAACGCAGCGCCGACCGCAAAAGCGTCCTGATTAGCGGCCAGATACACGACGTTCCAGCCGCGCGCTTCCGCTGCCTTGATTTTCTCTTTCACTTGCGCAGTCGTGAACTCGCGCGAGGCGTTTTCCTGGCCGTCAGTCAGAATGCAGATGATGGCCTTTGCTGGTGCGCGAGCCTCAAGGTCAGCCAGCGTGCGACCAATGGCGTCGTTCAGAGCCGTGCTACCGCGCGGAACGAAGGTGGTACGATTCAGCGGTACAACATCCTTGACCGGCTGGTTTTTGCAGTAGTAGTCGAACGCGGTATCGAACAACAGCAGCGTCACATTGGACGGTGCCTTTTCCTTCTTCTGCTGAGCAAGGAACTCGTTAAATCCGCCGATTGCGTCGTCTACGATTGACAACATCGATCCGGAACGATCCGCAATCACAGCAATTTCAATCGGGCCAGTTTTCGCTTTTACATTGGTTTTCGCTTTTGCTTTCATTTCAGTTTTCCTCAAGTTAGGTTAGTTATCCCGGTAGTAAATCCAGCCATATGGAAAGAGCGCGAAAATCCCTCACTCTGTTGAACCGGGATTACTAACCGAGTTGTCGAGTCCTTCGACCATTGCCGTTGCGCCATCCATCACCTTTCCCCCACAGACAATCATGCTCGGTGCCCATCCACATTGTTTCACAAACGGCTCTGCTATTTCTCTGCGCCAGCCCTGCGCCCATGGCATGTGCGGGTACTCCGGGTTTTCGCGCGGATCACGCCAACTGTGTGTTTGTTTTTCCTTCGGCACGGGCTGACACATCCAGTCGATCAGTTCATCGGCGGTCGCGTAGACCTTACTGATCGGACCATCGCTAACGGTCTGCCAAAGCTGCCAACCTTCGCCGGTCGGCGGATCATTTAAAGGCCACTCGCAATCGTCATGGTCTTCCTTGTCACACGTCGCGCAGTGCTTGTTGTATTCAGCATCCGCGAACGACGCGCCAATCGGAAAATCAAAATCCATCGGTACTCGTTTCACTTCACGTCCCATAACGATTCCTCAAAGTAAGTTAGTAAGGCCAGGTTTCAAATCAACGAGCTTTTCGCGCTTCTAACACTCACTCACTAGCCTTGGGTGGCAGCGGTAGGGGTCACGGCTCGAACAACCCGAACGCGCGTGCCCACGCTTTCTGTACCCGTTCCTGCCAAACAGGCTTTGTGCAGATGTTCCAGCCCTCTTGTCTCAGTTCGCACAAGTCTCTGATAATTTCTCGGTACTCAGCTTCACGATCAGTGAACATCACGAACCACTTGCGTTTGTCGTCATCAGAAAGCCGTATCCAGCTATCAAGCGATCCTATTTCGGCAAATCTAGCGATACGCTCATTCTCCACCTTTAACCCATCCCGTTCGGCCAGCAGGGAGGCGACGGCGGTGCGGATGCGATGTAATTTCTTGCCGTAAGGGCCGACCGGCACAGGCACTCCCACAACATCATCCAATTCGCGCAGCACTTCCTCGCCTGTCATCGCTGGTTGGGTCATGGCTGCCTCGCTTGTTTGTACTTCGGCGCTGCCTTAATCATCGCTTCGTAAACCGCGAAAGGATCAAGGCAGAACGTTCCGGTGTAAGAATGAAACCCTGTTTTCTCGGCAGCCATAAACTGCTTATTGGTGGGATTGACTGGCACCAAAGCCCAACCTTCTGGAATATTCACCTTCTTATTGGCCATCACAGTCCCTCTCAAGCAAGAGCGAGTAGCATCGCATCCAGCACTTCCTCGCCTGTCATCGCTGGTTGGGTGGTCATGGCTCGAACCCGTTGCACGTCAGCGTGTCGTGCGTGTAGGCGATGGTGATCGCGTTGGCGTTGTAGTCCATGCTCGTCCAGGTCGCGGTGCCGGTGCGCACGTTGCCCAGGGCGTCGGTTGCTGTGATGGTGATCGGTGCTGGCACTGTCGGCGCCGCGGCGTGCAGCCGGTTGTGGATCTCGCCGGCGGCGATGCCGATCGCCAAGCTCAGAACGAAACCTGTGATGTTTTTCATGCAGTTGCTTCCTCAGTTGGGTTGATGTACACCGCAACATGGTCGACGCCGTGCAGGCGCAAGACGCCTACCGATCGGCTGCGACCGCGTGCGTTTGCTATTTCTGCCATCAGGGCCACGACGCGTTCGCTCTCGTCGGCCTGGCTGCTGAATAGGTTGTCGGCGGCGATCATCAGCTCGAGCGCATTGATCGCGTGCAGCACACTCACCTTGCCCTCGTCGTCGGTTAGCACGAGTGCGTGCTCGCCACGCTTCGCTGCTGCTGGAGCGAACAGGAAGAAACACGCCTCGCCAGCGGCGGTGTTCTTGTGGTCTTCCAGATATGCGGTGATGTACTTGTGCAGAAACCGGTAGGCGCTTTCAGTGATGCGGGCAGCTTTGGCGGCTTTCCTAAACGACTGCCGCTGCTTCGGGCGGATGTAGTCGTGGAACGCGTCCCATAGCACGATGCGGGCGCGGTGCTTGAGCGGGCCAGAAACCACGCCAGGGAACGCGCGCTGGCGTATGAGCTCGCGCAACAGCGGCACAAACCCCAACTTGTTCACCTTTGGCCACTCTGCCTCGCGCTGGCACGCCACAGCCATTGCGACCGCTGCGCCGAACTTGTCGGATGCGGCTGGCAAGGCGTGCGCAACGTCTATCGGCACCAGCTTGGAGCCATCAGTCGATCGCCCCTCGTTCGGTGTCAGGAAGTTTGTGCGGCCGGCGAGCATCGCCAGTACCTCGGCAGGCTCGCGGCGCTCGTTGGCGAATGGGTTGACCTTCTGCCGCTGCGCGCGTGGCTCGCTGGTGCGCTTTGGTAGCGCTGGCGGCTTCTGATCGCGGCGCACATCGATCGTCGGTGCCGGCTGACTCTTCAGGTACCAGACGACACGCGACAACCCTTCGATCTTGGTTATCGGGATTTTTGTGGTGTAGGTGTGCACGTAGCGCGCACGGACGTAGCCGAGTGCTGCCAAGCGCTTCAGGCGACGGCTCACCTCGATTCCAGTGACGACCCAGAGCGCTTGGCACAGCTCGGTCAGCGTCATCGGCGCTGCTTCGAGTGCGCGCAGGATCTCGGCGGTCAGGTGCCGCGGCTGCATCACTTCCTTCTCCCAAACATCGCGCGCCGGCACTCGTTGAACATGAACTGCAGCATGTATGCCGCTGGCTCGCTGTTTCCGGCATTTGTCTGAATTCCAATCTCGTCGAAAATGTGGCAAAGCGCGTGTTGTAGTTCGTGGACCAGCACACCCAGATCTCGCTGGTAGATTCCAAGCGCGGTGTGCCGCATATCGAGCATCGACACGCAGCGGCCACCGACGTCTGTCGGATCCGTCTCGCGGTCAGGGCGCATCTTCTTCAGATGCCGGTCCATTGCCTGCCGATCGGTCCACAACGTGAGCGTCCACGGGTACGGAGTCAGCTTGAGCGTCAGGATTGGCTTGCTCATAGCGACGGATCCACGTAGGCAAGCCAGACGATCATTGCTTGCTTCCAGCCGCGGCAGCACGCGGCCATGTAGCCCAGGTCGATCGATTCGTTCAGCCACTTGCGCTGGTCGCGGTCGGGGTCACCGGTGAGGCTTTTCATCTCGATGTAGCAGCCCGAGAAGTCGTTGACGGGCAGACTCACAAACAGATCAGGAACGCTCGACTTGAGCCCTTCAGCCTTGTGTCGTCCGCGCACGCGCTTGCTCTTGTGCCCACCATTCGGAATTGCGTAGGTGCGATGCACCGCGAGCGCGTAGCGGCGGTCGCGCTTGGCCAGCGCCTCAAGCTCGGCGATGAATTGGGCCTGTTCCTGGTGCTCTGGATCTCCGCGGCGAGTCTTGGTTTCCTGTTTGACGGCTATTTGATTGCCGTGGTGGATACCCGCGCTCAGTGGCACTTTGAACATTTGACTGCGCCGCAATATCTGGATATTTCCCAAATCCTGCGTTCCGTTCGCAAGCACCGCTGCGTACTCTTCCTCAGTCCAGCGCACAGTGTTCTTGCTCATAGCTTGCCCTCGATGCCGGCAGCCAGTAGCTGGCGTTTGGCGCGCTCGGTGGTGCGTTCGAACTCTTCCAGTTGGCGGACCAACAGTGAGCCGAGCTCGCGCCGTTGCCGCGCGCCTTCGTGCACCAGGGCTTCGAGCACGTCGACCAGCGCGTAGATCTGGGGTTTGGTCATTCCATCCAGGTCGCTTTTCTTCGGCTTCGCCGGCGGATCCGGCATCTCGTACTCCGAGTCGAAACCAGCGCCGCAGATCGGTTGAAACATCGGCACGTCGCGGCCGTTTTCTCGGCTGCAATCAACCTGCATCACATCCCCCGCTTTGATCATCCCCTTAAGCAGCGCTGCCACCTGCTTCGGGTTGGTCGGCCATTCCGATCGCGGCCAGCCAGCATTCATCGCCAGGCCGAGCGCGGTCTCGTGAATGTCGCCGGCCGTGCTCGGCTTGCCACGGCGATGCAGTGCGCACAGCAGTAGCTGGCTCATTGATATCTCCTACCGCCGATGGCGTGGCGCATGTGGATGCGGCCCGGCTGCCAGTTGTTGCCGCGCACGTATTCCAACGGGAAGTGCTTCTGCATCCGGTTTACGACCCGATACACCGTCGCCCTGGCGCATTGGGTTGCGGCGATAACCTCGTTGATCGGTGTAGGCCTTGTGCACGCGAGAATTCGCGCGATCAGCGCCATCTGCTTGTCGCCGTCAGCGATATTTCCATTTCCGCGGTTGCCGCTCATCCGAGTTTCCTCGCTAGGGCCGCGACGGTCGTCACGGCGGCGGTTCATGCCTTCGCTCTCAAACTCGGCCATTGGCAGCGGATCACGCTGGATTCGTTTGCCAGCAGTCGGTCCATCGCACGGCCGCCGAGACGGCGTTTCAGGCCTGCCCGCATTTCGACCGTACCGTTGATCGCGCGCTGCTCGTAGTCATCCATTGGCACGTTGCTGATCAGGATGGTGGGTTTTGATTCCTGGTACCGGCCATTGATCACTTCCCAGAGCATCAGCATTTCGGCGTCGCCGCCGAGGCTTACTCCAACCTCGTCCAGCACCAGGATGTCTGGCTCGACCAGTTCTCTGAGCGCATCGATCTCGCGTTTTCCCTTTCGGCCCCATGTATCGCGCTGGTGCCTCACCGCGCCGTAGGCGCTTATGAACATTCCGGTGGCGTGGTGCTCTTGCATAACAGCGTTGACGATCGAGCAGGCCAGGCCGGTTTTTCCGGTACCGGTGGATCCGATCATGATCAGGTTCGTACCGTCCTTGCGCATCTGCGGCCAGCGGTTCACGAACGTGCGGCATGCGGCGATCGCGACGTCTAGCTCGGCTTTCTGCTCTGCCGATTTCAGAACGATCGCGCTGCGCGGGAACGTGTCCAGTCGGTAGTCGCGGAATCGTGCCGGCAGTCCAGCGCTTTCGATCTGGCGCTCGATCTTGGCTTGGGCAATGCGCTGAGCTTCGACCAAGCGTGTTTTTGCCTGCATGGAGCGATCGTGCTCAGCCGTCTCGTGCAGCATGCGCTGGGCTTCGCAAGTTGGGCAGACCATGTCATCGCCGATCGCGTAGCCGTGCTCTTCGCACGTCGGCGTGTAGGTTCGTGGCTCGGTGACGGTGTTTGGGTTGGCTTCTGCAGTCGCGTTCATGCTGGGTTTTCCGGGAGGTTGCTGCCGTAGTCGATTTCGCTGAAGTCGTCAGTGATGTGCGATGACTTGAATCCTGGACTGGCACGAGCCGATGGAAGCGCAGCTTTGCGCTTGGCGTCCTCGCGCTGTCCGCGGATGATCCCGAACACGTAGCCGGCCGATGTCTTGCCCGCTTCCCGCGCCGTCGTGCCGGCATCGGTCAGCTCGCGGATCGTCACGCCCTGCTTGATCAGATCCAGCAGTTCTGGGTTGGTTGGGGTAATCAGAATTCCCATCGCCCGGAGCGATTTGCACACGGTGCCGGCGAAGCTGGGTTTTTCTTCTGGCTCCGGCGGCGTTTGATCTGACACACGCGCTTTTTCTGGGGGCGCCTGTAGAGACGCTTCAGATTGCGTGTGTCTTTCTTTTTGCTCTTGTTCCTGTCTTTGTTCCTGCTCCTGCTCCTGGCTTCGACCACCCTTCGATGCCCCTTCCAAGGGCCATCCGTCTTTTGGCAGCATTTGCAGGTGATATAGCGCGTCGTAAACATCGATGAAACGTCGCTGCAATGCGGTAGGCGTCATGCGCGCCACTTCCTTGCGCAGACCCAGCACACGCTTGTCCTTCTGGTCGAGCGATTCACCAATCTGCCACTCGGCCATCGTGACGACGAACACCGTCTCGCTTTCCTCGTCGTACTGGCAAAATCCCTCTTTGATGAGGCATGCAAGCCCCTTCGATGCCCCTTCTATTCCAAGACCTGTTTCGCTTGCCATTGAGACGTGTGGGCAGTAGTAAACGCCGGTCATCGTCGAGCCCGGCGCGGTCATCAGGTACAACGCGAGGATCTGCGCCTCTGGTTGCCCACGCAGCTTCCTGCCTGTCCGGCCCGTCCAGAACTTCGGCGATACAGCGCCGTACTCACGCATCGCCGCCGCCCTCTTTTGCTATCTCGCGCTGAATCTTCAACGCGGCGCTCCTAACAATTCGACTTTCATCAGCGCATCGACCAGGGCGGTCACGTCACCGGCGAGGATGTGCACCTGCTGGTCTGGCGCCTGGTTCGGCTCCATCCGTGTCTCGATGCTCACGCCGTGCTCGGTGCTGCTGATCGAAAGCTCCGGCAGTGCTGGCATATGGGCTCTCACGACGATGTGTTGGTTGCGCAGCTTGCTCAGGGCGCGCTTGGCGGCGCCGCTGAGCTGTTTCTTAGGCCAGCCGGCCACGCGGTTTTCTTGCTTGGGCGGCTCAGTGATCACGTTGGGCTCGCCAGGCTTGATCCGCTGGCGCTTTTTCAGCGTGCGGTTGGCATCACGCTCAAGCCGCTTACGCTGCAATTCGGCCAGATCGGCGGCGATCTGCTCCTTGGTACGGCGTTTCTTGTACTTCTTGACCGATGGCACGTACTTCGGCAGCGGTGCCACGGGCTCGGGCGGCGGTGCCGCGCCGGTACTCCAGAACATCTGCCCGTTCGACTTGCCGCAGCGGACGTAGCCCAGGCTGGCGCCGGCCTGCAGCATCGGCAGCAATTTGGCCGGCTCGTAGTTCAGCCGACGGGAAAGGACGTCTAGCGTCAACTCGTTCGGCGTGAGGGCTTTGACACAGTCGGCTATCGTAGGGGTTTGCATGTCAACTTCCGCGATATTGGTTGTATGTTCAGCTAAACGCGCGTAATCTTCGGCTAACTTGGAATAAGTGCTATGGAAACTGAATTGCTAACTTCGCCGAACATCCTGGTATTTCGTCATGTCGGCGCCGACCTCGAACTGGTCTCTGGCGACCCATCGCTTGAGGATGAGGCACTGGCTGTTGTGGTGCTGCCGGCGCTGCCGCTGGCTGCGTGATCGGCGAATAGCGGCGCGTCGCCGCTCACCCGATGCTTGGCAATCGCCACGTATTCCGGGTCCAGCTCGATGCCTATGCAGTCGAAGCCATCGATGCTCGCCGCGCGCGCCGTGCTGCCCGAACCAAGGAATGGATCGAGCACTGCCCCCCCCGGTGGCGTGACGAGCCGCACAAGCCAGCGCATCAACTCGGTGGGTTTGACCGTGGGGTGGTGATTGGCGCGCTGGCCTGGCTCGCCACCATCCCGCCGCGTCATGTGCTGGCCGCTGGTATTGCTCACCATCCCGCCGCGTTTGGTCGGAAGACCATCGCAACCGGCTTCGCGATCAGCCTTGCTAGCTTTGGCGCAATAGTAGAAACGCGCGGCGCTGCCGGCGTCTCCGTAGCCTGTCACCGGAATACCGCCGGCAAACTGACCGAAAACGTTGTTGTTGTTACCGGCTTTGGTGCCGCTGGGTATGCCGCTGGCAACACTCGGAAAAGCGGCGAGAACTTCATCACTACCGTCGTGCACAACGTTTGCTGGCCACCGGCCTTTCGGCTGGACGAACTCTTGCGCAGCGGTCGCGCCAGCGCGATTCATTCCAGTTGGTGACAACGATCCAGATACGTTTCGGTTCCCGTTCGCCGAATAGGCACCGCCGCCAATATGGTCTTCTGTCTCCACTCGGCATCCGTCGATATTCAGCGCGCCGCAACCGTGCAATAGAACGTTCTCTGCATACGTGCCGCTGATGGGCTTGCGCGCGACGGCGATCGGCTCCCATCCCGGTTTCAGTGCGGTACCAAAGCCAACGGCCATCTGGTGCCCGGTGAATTCCGCTTTGATGACGCGCGCACCGGCAGCTTTGCTCGCCTCCTGATCTTTCGCGAAGTCGTGGTTTTTCGGGAAGCCGGACCCGAACAGCCAGCCAATTTGATCGAACACCTCGAAACCGGCGTCCTCAAGACCGCAGGCCATACGGTGATACGTCCTGGTCGAAGCAAAGCAGAGAACGATGCCGCCAGGCTTCAGCACACGAATCGCTTGCGCTGCCCATTCAGCAGTCCAGCTTTGAAAAGCGCGCATCGCTGCTGGCGAGAGGTCGTATGCGCCAGCTTCTTCGGCGAGCGCTCGCCTAGGCGCTGTGCGCTCGGTGCCGTTGCGATGCTTTGGCTGCGCGTGGCCGGCGCGTTGCTTGGCACGCGCCACGATGTTCTTATGGTCCCACTCCTTGCCCATGAACCCGATGCCGTACGGCGGGTCGGTCACGATGCTGTGCACGCTCTCGGCTGGCAGCGTGGCCAGCACCTGGCGGCAATCGCCCGTAAGTATCTTCACGGACATACACACCCTTTGCCTGGGTTAGCAATCAGCAGTGCGAGACGACCGTCCACCTCCATGTGGCAACGGCGACACAGGATCTCGACGTTCGACGTGTCGTTGTTCGCGGTGTTCCCGTCTTTGTGGTGCCGCTCGCCGCGCGTGGCGGCGCAACGCGAACAACGGCCAGCGCTTCGGTACTGCCTAAGCGCGCGTGCTCTGCCGCCCTTTTCACTAACAGACGCACCACTCCAAGCCCAATGCTTGTCGCCGCGCGGAACCTGTCTGGCCGCTACCTGTTCAGGTGGTTTCGGGACGCCAGCAGCCGCGGTGCCGTAGCATTTACGCGAGCAATACTTAACGGCGGTGCCCTTGCGTTTAATCTGGTCGCCGCACTGAGCGCAAGGTCGCAACTTCTTTCGGCTGATATACGATCGGCCAAGCGAATCGACTTTCCTTTCGTCCGTCACCGCCCTGCCCTCCACATCACGTACAGCACGATCGCGATAATTGACGCTGCAACGATCAGCGGTGACCACCACGGCACGTGGGATTCACAGAAGTGGCGTAGGTCGAAGAGGGTCATGCCATCACCAGTTCGCTGATTGGAGTGACCGATGTTTCTTCTGGCTGCGCGTGCCCGCGGCGCTGCAGGAATTCGCGCGCAAGGCGGCGGATGTTGTTTTCTCCAGTCTCGATGCGCTCGACCATCGCGCCGTCTGGGTTGCGCACACCTTCGATCTGTTCGCGCTTGACGCCGAGCACCTCGGCGATGACAGGGTCAGAGCCAGCTTGGGCAACAAGAAAGTAAGCAGTGCACGCGGAATCCTGGCCGTCGCGATGCACTCGGCCGACGCATTGTTCGTGTACCCCCGGGCTCCAATCCAGTTCGCCGAAGACGACGGTGTTGGCTGTGCCCTGCAGCCCGTCGACGCCGGCGCCGCTGCGTAGCGACATGATCAGCAGCTTTGTGCGACCCGCTACGAATGCCTCGATCGCGGCGTCTTTCTGCGTGGGTGACTCGGACCCGGAGTACATCACCGGGTTGTGCTTGGCGAGCGCTTCGCACCACATTGCATACACCGCGCGGTGCCAGCCGTAGAGCACGATCGGCTCGCCACTGTCGAGCAGCATATCCACGAACTGGATTACGTAAGGCGCTTTTGCGATGCCGGTGGCCTGGCGCATCATTGCATCGAATTCGCCTGCGGCTTGCATCCGCTCGCCGCGGTAGCGCTCTGCTTGGCCGAGCACGATCCTCGCCAGTGCAACAGCGTTGCCCTTCATGTCGTCGAGCGCCGCTTCATCGGCGTCGATGTCGTGAATCACCTTCGTCAGCTCAGGCAACTCGCGCTTCACCTCTTCGCGCGTGCGCCGCAACATCAGTCCTTCGCGGCGCATGTACGCGCCGAATTGCTTCGTGTCGTTGATCCGCGCTTTGCCGTTCGGCAGCGGCGAGCACCACTCGCGGATGAATTCGTCGTACTGCCCCAGACCACCCGGATTGAGCACGTCGATCACATGGTGGAATTCGTGACCGTAGTTGTAGATCGGCGTCGCGCTCAAGCCCATACGCCAGGTGGCGCGAGCCGAAACAAGATCTGCAGCGCGGTATATGCCTGTGCCGGGGCTGCGCAACGCCTGGCACTCGTCGAACACCACGAATTTTATCAGGCCGGCCAGCGTTTCAGCCCAGCCGCGCAGCTTGTGGTAGCTGGTGATTATCACGTCGGGAATAGAATTCGGCAGCAGATCCGCCTGGCGCACACGTTTGCGCGGCGCCAAGTCGTACACCTGCCCTTTCTTTAGGATGTGCGTGCGCAGCGCTGGCGCGAATCGATTGATCATCTTCTGCCACTGCCGCGGCAGGTGCGCCGGGCAGACCACCAAGGCTGGCAGGCCATTCGTGTGCACCAATCCGCAGATTGCTGACACCGTTTTGCCCAGGCCGAGATCGTCGGCTAGCAAATAGCCCTTGCGCACGTCGAGCATCTGCGCAGCAAAGGTCTGGTACTCGCGCGGCGGCTCGGCCAGTTCGATCGATGGCGGCGCAATGTGACCAGCCATCAGGTCTGCAAGCCGCGTCTCGTTGTCAACGTGTTCGTTCGCGCGGCGATTCAGCTCTTTTTTGTTGTCCACCGCCATCGGGTAGCGCTGCAGGAACCAGCGCAGCTCGCGCGTGTTCTCGGCCGATGCCGATATGCGCAGCCACTCAGCCGCAGCTTGCGGCGCGCGCGGGAACACACGCTTGAGCCGCGCGCTGACGAACGGCTCGCACTTGATCCACCAGTCGCCACTGCCGAGTTTTACTTCGCCGTAGGTGATCAAAACGACATCCCCTTCAGCTTCACCACCAGGATCGGTTTGCCGTTGAGCTGCGCGTCAGCTTTCAGCGGTCGCATGCCGGCCCAGAATCGCGTCGTCGCCAAGACCACCGAATGCACGTCTGGCAACGCGGCATAGCGCGAGCATTGATCGATCGCTGGCATCAATGCACCGTGCACCTTCGCCTCGATCACCACGCCACCGGTGCAAAGGAAATCGAAACGGTCCTGCTTCGATGCGACCACCTCCCGCTCGAAGGCGATGCCCGCGTCGGTGAGCACCTTCGCGATGCCTTGGTGCAGCTCCACCTCGTCGCCGAAGCGATACGAGAATCGCGGCAGCTCCTGCACTATGCGACGTAGTGCCATCTCGGCCTGCGCAGTCATGCCACCGCTCCAATCACCTCGGCCCACGGAATGTGGCGGACGTCTTGGTCTGGATCGGTTGGCAGTTCCAATAAACCGCGGCCGTTTATCAATTCATCGGCGTACGCCTTGTTCGTCTCACGGCGCCACACTCGAAAAGCGCGGTAGGCTTTCTTCCACCGCTGGCGTGCCGGGCAGTTCACGCGTATGGCCTCGCAACAATTTTGCTAGACGTAAGGCCTGTGCCAACCGCAGCGTGCTTGCGCGGTTTCGCATGCGCTGCAGTCGACGTCGGGAATGGGAAGCCTGCGGCGATGGCATTGAGCAGCGTGGCCAGTGAGTGCATGCGCTGCTCGCCGTGCACCTTTTCCCATTCAGGCCACGATTCGTGCAGCTTCTTGTGCTCTGCGTCGGTCAGTGGGATAGCCATGTAGTCGGACGTCTTCTGCGAGCTGAACCGCTTGCTGATGACGTGGTGTGCGACGCAGCCGAGCTGGCCGCTGATGCACGAAGGTTGCGTGCGCACCCATGCGAGATACTTCTCGTCGCGTAGCTGTGGGGTTTTGTCGAGGCTCATTTCAGCAGACCCAGCGCGTCTTTCATCATTGCTTTGGCTTTGCTGCGCTGAGCCGCGATGCGTGCTGAATAGTCCTGTTGCGGCTTCTTCTCAGCCAGCATCCGAAGGCGGTAATACTCCGCGGTTTCAAGTGCAGCGATCTGCCGCTTTTTTAGGTTGCGCCAGCTCATGCTTGCGCCCTCGATTCGTCGCTGCGCTTTTCCTTCAACAGCTTTTCGCGACGCTCCTTCCAAAACGGATCCGGCTCTTCGATATAGACGCCAGCCAGCGAAGCCTGTCTGCGAATGAACTCCACAAAATCCCAGAAGTCCTTCCCAGGCAAAACATCGCGGTCGCCGTTCTCGTTCGTCGTCGTGGTGCGGATCGGAGTTACATTGATCCGGCCGCCGGGCGTCGTGTGCTCGACCTTGCCGAAATACCGGATCAGCATTTCCTCGTGCCATTCTTCGGCGGTGAATCCGAGTTCGCGAACCATCGGCGGATAGACGCCTGACCACAGGTATTCATTGGCGTCATTCGAGCGCCGCTTGCGATAGCGTTTGATGTCGATTCGCCATGCGTCCTTCGGGTCGACAGCGCTAACTGCGAGCAAAGCGTTGGCCATTACGCCTTCGCGCGTGCTATCTCCGGCCTTATGGATTACGAACGTGCTCATGCGGCTACGTCCGGTCTGCGCTGCTGCATCCATTCGATGGCTTCGGCCGGCGCGCCAAGAATTCCCATGTTGCGGCGGCGGTAGCACATCGCCGCGCATTGCCTGAGTGTTATCTCGACAGCACCAGCTTTCACCGCCAACGCGCGTTTGCTCAGCGCTATGTCGTAGTGATCGCCACTCGCCTTCTTCTGGAACCATTTGCGCGCTACGCCGATCGTATCGGCCATCGCGTGAAGCTCGGCCTCGGTGTCAGCGATCATGTGACACATCACGAGCCTACCGAAATTGGCGCGCATGTTGTCGACGTACACCGTCATGCGGCTTGCTCCGTCCAGGCCCGTTCGACCTCGCCCACGTTCGCCGCGACCAGCGCGCGCGCCAGTGGCGGGCAGACGCTGTTGCCGCACATGCGCACCTGCGCGTCCTTCGGCAGCTTTCGTCCGCCGACACCGCGATCGATGATGTAGCTCTCCGGGAATCCCTGGGCGCGGAACAGTTCGCGCGGTGTCAGCATCCGCAGGCCAATGTCGGCGATCGCGTAGTCAGATCCATCCACCGTGACGAGCCCCATGCGGTCGCGCGTCGGGACGGTGTGCATCGGGTCGCCGCAAGCCGCGTGCTGTCCGCCCTCGCTGTAGAACTTGATCAGGAATGCGCGCACCTCGGCGTGGTGGAAGCCTTGCGCGCTGACGGTGTGCAGCGGTGTTTCGATATCGGCCGTGTTGCTGGTGCCGCGGAGCTTGACCAGCGTGGAACTGACCAGCCGCTGCATGCTCCCTTGCGCGCAGACAGTGGCTGCAGGCGCGTCAACCGTGCGACCAGCGCCGTCGTAGAAACCGGCGTTTGCTTGATCCAGGTGCACGGCGATGACTGCCAGCGGTGGATTTCCGCCGGGCCGATCGCTTTCGCCATTCGCGGTGATCGTGGGGAATGGCGCTTGCGCATCGGCGCCGGCGCTGTCAGGCCTGTACTTCGTAAGGAAGGCAGAGACCAGTGCGCTCTTGCCTTGTCCGCCGGCTGTCGTAGCGCCAAGTGGCGCATCGGCCGCGTTGCCCATCGACTTGCCGAACTGTCGATCAATCGCTGCCGCCACCAGCGCGTGTTTGCAGCCGCCAGCGACCACGGTACCGAGCGGAACATCGAGCCCCGGCGCGCGAGGCGCTTGCCCTTCACGCTCGCCGTATCCGGTTTGGATCAGCGTCGGCGCGGCCAGCGCGAACGCGCCGCCCTTCGGCCCGGCGGTGACTGTGCGCATTGGGTCGTCGACGCTAGCGCACCGATCGCCCCATCCGTAGTTCTGAATCGGAACGATGAATGGTTTCGCCGCGTTGAGCACGAACCTGTCGATGCCCTTGGCGATGCGCTTCATGGTGGCTTCCGCCAGCGGGCGCTTGACGCCCAGCGCGCGGGCCTCGTCTTTGCTCAGGAATATCGACGGGGTCGGCAGCGTGAAGTCGATGCACTCAGCAGCCGTGCGCCACGGCAGCAGCTTCCCGGATTTGACCGCGACGCTATCCGGCTTGCGGTGCGTCGGCGTTGGCCAGGTGATCGGCAGACCATCGCAGCGGGCGATCAGGAAGAATCGGTTCCTGATCGTCGGCGCACCGTAGTCGCAGGCGCGCAGGTTATTCCATTCGACCTTGTAGCCCAGCTTGCGCAGCTTCGCGACCCAGCGGTTGAATGTGGCACCCTTGCGATTCGGGCAGGGCTGGCCGTTCTTGCCCAGCGGGCCCCACGTGACGAACTCTTCCACGTTCTCCAGCATGATCATGCGCGGGCGAACCACGTCGGCCCACTTCACTACGACCCATGCCAGTGAGCGGATTTTCTTCGAGCGCGGCTTGCCGCCTTTGGCCTTGCTGAAGTGTTTGCAATCCGGCGATGCCCAGAGCAGGCCGATCTGGCGGCCGCCGGTGGCTTTGATCGGATCAACCTCGAACACATCGCAGCGCAGGTGCTCGGTGCCAGGGTGATTCGCAGCGTGCATCGCGACCGCGTCGGCGTCGTGGTTTACGCAGATGTCGACCGGCCGCCCGAAGGCTTGCTCGATGCCGAGCGAGGCGCCGCCACCGCCGGCGAATAGGTCGACGATCAACTCGTGTTGAAACGTGAATCGGTTCTGATTCATCAGAACCCCTTCCCTTCCATCGAAAACGAACCGCGTCCGTCTTGGATGGCAGGGTGGATTCGGGAAACGGTTTGCGGTGCGGTGAGCCGGGCTTTATCGCCAGCGGCCTCAGCTAGCAGGCGGTTGGAATTCTCGATCGCGCGAGCGAGTCGCTCATTGGATTCGATAACGCGTTCGTTGCTGGATTTCTTGCGTATCTCGTAGCCCAGGTCGTCCGCCATCACGTGAAACAGTTCGTGCCGATCGAAGTGGCGCATCAGCGCCCAGATCTCGCAGAGCTTGAAGTTCACCGTGACTTTTGCGGGGTTGAGTCCGGAGTTGAATCGAGCGATTGCCGCGTCGCCAGTCAGAATTTCCGGATCCCACAGCCCCGTGTCGAACAGGAACTGAATCATCTGATCCTTGGAGTCAGCGTCCAAGGTGTTGCGTAGTGCGCTCAACCCGCGCTGCATCCAGGTCGCGTCGAGCCACATTGCTGGTTTTTCCATGCTGCTCCCCGTTTACCAATTCAAGCGTTGCTGAGCTTTTGTTGCGCGTTACGCTGTGTCCTATCCGGTCAAGATCGGTTTGGGCGTGCGTTTGGCGGTGGGCTTGCTGGTAGGCACGGAGCCGGGAATGTCGTAGCCAAGGCCGCGCATCGTCACTTTGTCGGAGCTTTCGCGTGACAACGCTTGCGCCAAATCGAACTTGAACCGCTGGCCTATAGACAACGCTTTGCGTAGGTAGCCGACCGACGTGCCGCAACGATTCGCGTAGGCGAGTTGTTGGTCTTTATCGAGGGAGTTGAGATATGAGCGGAGGTCTTCCATGTCCGCACATATTACCGATTGGTAATTATTTGTCAATACCGTTTGGAGATATACCAAACGGTAACGGAAAATCGCGCCCATGAACGAAGAAGACAAAGATGTAGCCAACAAGAGACGCGTCTTACTGCGTCGTTGGTTAGATGAGAATTTTTCCGGCTCGCAGGCAGATTTCCTTGCGGATGCTGCGCGTAGGGGGCACAAAATCAATCAGGGCGAGTTCTCCGGTCTTCTTGCTCGCAAATCCTTCGGCGAGAAAAAGGCGCGGAATATCGAGATTCAGGCAGGCATGCCGCGGGGATACCTGCTCACCACTGCACTGGAAGTCCAGGCGACAAACGACGTGCGCGCACTGCAATTTTTGGCACGAAGCCTGATGATCGTTCTTACCGCGAATGCACCAGGCGCAGCCGTCGGGTTTGCGGCTGTGTTGCGGCAACAAGCGAAGAAAGCGAATTTTGACCCTGAATCTGGCCTGCTAGGCCAAGTGCTTGGTACTGCAGACGAAGGTCCGCGAATCGCGGCAAACGCCGTCGCTCGCGCTTTGCTGCAAGATTCTGAGCGTCAACCCAGACCACGAATTCCGGATCGTGTACGTCGAAAGTCATGAAGGCTACCTCCATCCCCGTAGTGGAACATCAAAACATAGCTGCATCGCACGGCTTGAGATTGGCGACAGTGTTGGCCAGAGCCGGATCACCCTGCGTTGACTAGGAGAAATTCGCCATGAATTTACCGCTGAAAGCAAAATTAGCGACGCTCCTTCTTGTCGTGATATTCGGCGTCACGGCATTCTGTGGCGCGTCTGCGGAAACAGGGGACAAAGGCGCGCGATGGTCGAAAATATGCCAATCCTGGATCGGCGCAGATATCAACGATCTCATTAGAAAATTGGGAGCGCCGCAGAGTGATTATCGAATGCCTGACGGCGACGTGATCTACCGATGGTCATGGACTTCTTCATACACTGATCCAGTCGAGCTATACCCTGACGGAGCTGGCGGGTACAACTCAGACGGTGGCTACACCGTGAATTTTGTATGCAACACCGAGTTCACAACGTCCCCGAACGGGGTCATCTATGACTGGAAGTGGAACGGCAACAACTGCTAGCAGCGCGCGCATCGCAGCATACCTTCCAAGCCGCCCACCAGGCGGCTTTTTCATGCCCGCAAATCGGATGGCATCAGCGTAGTAAGAAAATTACCAAAAGGTGTTGACAGCGTGATTACTGTTTGGTAATGTTCCCCACACGCCGCCCATGCGGCTATCGAACGGGGAGCCACCATGCAGACCACCATGAACGTACAGACGCAGCGCGCGGCTGACCTCGTGACGGTCACAGCCGTTTGTGACGACGGCGCGAAGTGGGGATATCCGGGGCGGTCAGTCTTTCGCTACGAAGGCAGCTCAGGTTGGGCGTGGATTCCGCGCAGCAGGATCGTCGAGCGCGTCGGTGATGTGATCGACATGAATGCAGCGACGCTTGATGCATGCATCGTGTCCCGCGCCGCACTGGCGGTGTCGCCGTGAACGCACAACAGGAAAAAGCCTTTTGGGAAGCTACGCGCGAATACGCGAAGGCAAACACGGCAATTGCAATCGAACGCGAACAATTGCTCGCTGACCCGAACCGCGACCCTGACATTCGGCAAGGCCGCTACGCCGAACAGGCCAAGGTGGCGCCGTGAACCATTCGCCGCGTACTTTCTCTGGCCACGCTGCTCCGCACCGCGCAGCAACACATCGCGTGCAATGGTCGCGCAACCAGGTGGGCGGCGAGATTCAAGGAACCGACGACACCTGGTCGTTCGATGAATCTTGCGCCGTAGCAGAAACGCGCATGCGCTACGGCGGCATTCCCGGCACCGCTTCAATCATCAACGCACAGACTGGAATTTGCGTCCGCGAGTAACGGCGCGATTTCGACGGTCACGTTTCCTACTTCGAACAGAAATTGGAGGCCGCATGAAATTCGACGACACGAAGGTGTGGCATGCGATGAACATCATCGAGCAAGCCGCTGTGCTTGGATTCAACGATGTGCCGTTGTCGATCGAGGACAAGGCAAAAATTGAGTCACTGCTGAAACGCCGCGCGATCGAGTGGGATCAGATGCGCAGCGTAAAGCAACTGGACAAAGTTGCATGAGCCGCAATGGACAACACAAACGCGAGCCCGACACGGGCGTTAGCGAATGCGTGGAGATATTCCAGGCCATGCGTGAGCGCCGCAAGTATCTGCGGGCGAAGTACGGCGTGGGTTGTCCTAGTTGCGTGAAGCAATTCCCGAAAGCGCAGCCGAAGATTTTGCTGCCGCAAGAGTATTGCCGGCAACACCGTTACACCGATCCGCGGCCGGAATCGATCATGGATTCCGAGTTTCTCAGCAGAGAGGCTCAGCCGTGAGAACCCACCACGACGCCGACGTGATGGCCATGCCTTCTCTCCCCAGGAGCATGGCCAAGCCAAACCGAGGCCGCGCCGGATCGGCGACGCGGCACGAATTCCAACCAAGGGAAATTCTATGAACATGACGAAGATCGGAAGTGATGGCCGCGAGATGGCGCCACCAGTGCCGCCCGTGTTGGCCGCTTTCCTCGACACCAAGAACGGTTTGATGTGGGCCGCGAACGACGCGATAGACAAAAGCGTGTCGTATGCCGAAGCGGAAAAGATTCGCGACGCGTGTCGCCTGTTCGGTCACGACGACTGGCGTTTCGCCACTGTCGACGAGATGAACAACTCCGTGGTTGACCGCACTCGCTACAACCCAGCAGCGGATCCAGAGTTGAACTTCAAGCCTTCGTACTACTGGACATCCACGCCGGTCCCTTCCGTCTCCTACTGCGCCTTCATCGTCAATTTCGACTACGGCACTGTGTACATCCACGGCCGCAACGCCAACGCGCGGGTTCGCCTCGTGCGCTCCGTCGCGCGCGCCAGTCAGTAATCGGCAATTTGGGATTTTGAATTCAACGGGAGAACGAGATGGGTGAACTAGCTACGCAACAAACGACGTCGATGCAGGCACTCGTGCCGCGCTCTGTGCCCGAAGCGGTGCAGCTGGCCGAGACGCTGGCGAAATCGAGCTTGATACCGGAGCACCTGCAAAACAAGCCAGGCGATTGCCTGCTCGTGGTGATGCAGGCGCAGCGTTGGGGTATGGATGCGCTCAGCGTCGCGCAGTGCACGAGCGTGGTGCACAAGCGCCTTTGCTACGAAGGCAAGCTCGTCGCCGCAGTGCTCTACAGCATGGGCGCGATCGACGGGCGCTTGCACTACGAGATCACTGGTAGCGGGGCCGGCGCCTCGATCAAGGTCACTGGTGTACCGCGGGGCGGCAACGGCGAGCCGCAGACGGTTACCGGCGCCGTCAAAGAGTGGCGTACATACGGGAAGGACAAGGCAGGTAACCGCGTCGACAACGCCTGGGACAAGATTCCCGAGGACATGCTTGTCTACCGCGGCACGCGCCAATGGGCGCGCCGTTACGCTCCAGAAGCTCTGCTCGGCATCTACACGCCAGACGAGTTCGACGACGAGCCGGCAACAGCCACAGCAACAGTCGTGCAGATGCCGACGGCGAAAGCTGCTGCGACACCGACGCCGGCAGCAACACCGACCGCGGCGCCCGCCGAAGATGCGACGTTCAGCGACCCGAAAGCGAAGGCAAAGCCGGAAGCGGACAAGCCGGCGGTCGATGTCAAGACGTTGCCCGAAGGTCTGCACAACCTGAGCGATTCTCAGGCGGCGATCCTCAAGGCGCGCGCGCAGAGCGTCGGGCTCGACGAGAAGGCGCTTATCGCGAAGTACCACCGCATCGACTTGAGCAATCTCAATGCGGTGCTGGCCGAACTGCGCGAGATGGCTAACAACAAGGCAAACGCGGCATGAACGCGGCGCCGCAACTCCAATTCATCGAGGATGGCCACCGCTATCTACTCGACGGCACCGATGTCCCGAGCGTGACGAAAGTGCTCAAGCCGCTTTCAGATCGCGAGTACGCCTGTGTCGATCGCGACGTAATGGAGCGCGCGGCGCTGCTTGGCACAGCGGTGCACCGGCTGATCGAGCTCGATACCGCTCATGTGCTGGACGAAGACGCACTCGACGATGTGCTGCGACCGTACCTAGCGCAGTGGCGCGAGTTCCTCGCGACATCTGGCTACGAGCCGATTCTCTGCGAGCAGCTTGTGTACTCGAAACGCTATGGCTACGCCGGCAAGCTCGACAACTTTGGCCGACTCAACGCCGAGGCGGCGCTCATCGACACCAAGCGCTGCGCCGCAGTGCCGCGTACCGCACGGCCACAAACGGCGGGCTACGAAATCGCGCTGCGCGAATCGTGTCCCGAGGCGGTAGCAAGTGCGGTCTGCGGGCCTGGCGCCGGTCGGATCAATCGCTATGCCCTGCACCTGACGCCTGACCGCTGGCAACTGGTGCCATTCAAGGATCCAAACGACGCGCGCGTGTTCCTGTCCGCGCTGACCATTCACCAATTCGAGGCCAACCACAAATGAACGCACAACTTATGCCAGCCGGAGAGCCGGCACCAGGCTCAACCGCGCTGTCGCTTCCCGAGCTCGCGCGCGCGAACGCTATGGCCACGGAGTCGCGCACGATTGCGCTGAGCATCGTCGTCGACAGTCAGGACATGTATGCCATCGCTGGCGACGAACTACGCAACATCTCCACGCGCCGCAAGGACATGGAGGAATTGCGCAAGAGCCTGACGCGACCGCTCGACGAGAGCAAGTCGCGCATCATGGAGATGTTTCGCGGTCCCGATGAGATAATGGCGAACGCGGAGAACGCGCTACGCGCTGCGATGCTCGGTTTCCAACGGGATCAGCAGAAGAAAGCTGACGACGAAAAGCGCGCGGCCGAAGCCATCGCGCGCGCCGCACGTGAAACGCTCGAAAAGCAGCAAGCCGAGGCGGCGAAGTCTGGCGACGTCGCCGGCGTCGAAGCAGCGCGCGAGGCGATCGAGCTCGCCGAAGTGGCGCCGGTTTCGATGCCGACGGTCGCAGCGCCGAAGGCTGCCGGCATCGGCTCACGCTCGACCTGGAAGTACGAAGTGACCGACTTCAAGGCGCTGGTAATCGCCGCCGGCAAAGCGGCCGAGGCTGGCGACGACACGCTGCTCGGCTACCTGCAAGAGAACCAGGCTATCGGTGGCGTTGTGCGCTCACTCAAGGGTGCCACGCGAATCCCTGGCGTGCGCGTGTACGAGGACAAAGGCCTATCGGTGCGACGCGCATGAGCAGGGGAATCAATAAATGCATCCTGGTGGGCAATCTCGGCGCCGATCCGGAAACGCGCTACACGCCCAGCGGCACGGCGATCACGACGATCCGCATCGCCACGTCCGAATCGTGGAAAGACAAACAGACCGGCGAACAGCAGGAACGCACCGAATGGCATCGGATCAAGTTCTTCGGCCGCTTGGCAGAGATCGCTGGCGAGTACCTGAAAAAAGGTGGCCAGGTCTATGTCGAGGGAAAGTTGCGAACCGAGGAATACGAGAAAGATGGAATCAAGCGCTGGTCGACGGATGTTATCGCCGACGTGATGCAAATGCTTGGCACCAAGAGCACGCCCGACAGTGGTGAACGTCGCGAGCGCGGTCCAGCACGCGGGCCGCAGCCGTCTCCATCCTCCCGAAACGCTCCACCGCCGCCGTCCGATACCAACAGTTTCGACGACGACGAAATTCCGTTCTGACGACTACCCCAAAAGAGGACCACATGGATACCTTGATAAAGATCAGCAGCACAGACGAGCAGCTTCCCGCCGATGCAACGGACTACGTTGCCTTGCACGACCCGTTGACCAATCTGACGTGGGCACGCGACGAGTCGCCTGAGGAAATGAACCACGCGGCTGCGGTGAAGTATGCCGCCGAGGCATCGCTTGCTGGCTCTAACGAATGGAGGATGCCGACACGAAAGGAGTTGTTCGGCATCACCGACGACACTCTTTTCAACCCTGCGATCAATCCACTTTTCAATTCGCATGGTGATTGGGTCTGGACGTCAACGCCGGACCCTTCCTACTCCGACTGCGCCTTCGTCGTCGATTTCGACCTCGGCACTGTGGGCATCCCCAGCCGCGGCAACGGCGCGCGGGTTCGCCTCGTGCGCTCCGTCGCGCGCGCCAGTCAGTAATCGGCAATTTGGGATTTTGAGCTAAGCAGTAGACGCCGTTTCGACCACCAATTGGATGAACGAAAAATCACCCTTCTTATTGGAGAACGCAAGTGACCATGCAACAACCAGATTTTGTTTCACTTCGTCCGAACGCGGTACGCGCGCACGTCATGCGCATCGCCACTCGAATGGGCTGCAACGACGAGCAGGCCTTGCGGTGCGGCAACGATGCCGTCAAGGCAATCCGCGAAGGCGACACCGCTCACCGCGCGATCTGCAGCGGCATTCGCGTGGCGGCCGAATTCACCGGTCAGCCGATCATCCCACTGCCGCCACGGGTCGAAACGCTTGAGCGCCATCTCGCACCGTCGCGCGCCGGGTTCGCGCTGGCGCTGATCCTGATGTTCATCGCCATGGTCGCGCCGCTTTCTGGGTGCTCAGACATAAAGGTCAAGGTTCTCGAGCAGATCAAGCAGGACGGGAAAGTCGTTGCCCTGGCCGGCGAGCCAAAGATGTTGATGTGCGATTCGTGTCCCGCGCCGACGGTTGAGAACGTTCAGGCGTTCGAGGTCACGCGCGACAAGTGGGTCCAAGCTCACACCGTCACGATTCCAGTGGGCAAGTGCATCGCGGCCGATGCAGCGATGACCGGCATTGGTTTGGCGACTGGCCAATTCGTCGAGGTCGGTCTCGCGCTGCCGATCAAAGCCGTGATGACGTGGTGGCAGGTCCAGGTCGCTGAGGCTGCCGCACGTACCGGTGACCCGAAGCCAGCGCAGGTGCTCTGCGTCATGCACGGCGCTGCCGCGGCGATTGATGCCATTGAAATTGCGGCGGCGCTATGAAGCCGCGCACCCTTCTCTACGTCGTTGTGATCTGTGCGCTGGTTGTGTTGCTCGGCTGGTGCATGAAGCCATGAGCTTGAGCTTACAGCACATCTTTCTGTGGTGCTCGTACATCACCGGCCTGTATGGCGCGTACTCGCTTCTATCACAGGTTTGCAGCGACATGCGTGGCGTTGAACTCACGCCTGGCGCGCTGCGCACCATCGCGTGGCTATTTCTCGCGCTGCTGTTCTTCTGCTGGAGCGTGCCTGCATGAAAGACCTCGGCTCTCTCGCAACGCGCTTCGAGCTGATCGCGATCGGGCTGACTGCGCTAGCCCTCGTATTGGTGTCGTTGTTTGCGCCTCCTGGCACGTGGAGTGGACCATGATCAACAAGACGAACAATGTATTTGACTTTGTGGAACCGTCAGCTTTCGCAATGTCGAATTTTTCCCCTGAGCAATGCGCCTTGTTTTCTATCGCTGTCAGCATGAAGCGAATCGCTGATTTTATGGGCGACAGCGATAAGTACGGCTGCACTGGATCAGCGGCGATCAGCAACGCTATTCGAGACGGCATGAGAGAAGGTCGATGAACCCATCCCTGACTCCGCTCTACATCGCGTTCGCCCTGGGCCTCGTGATCGGCGCGTTCCTCATGCTGTTCACGTGCGCGTGCGCGCAGCGGCGAACGGCGCAACGCCTGGCGCTTGAGAACATCGAGTTGTATTGCTTCGTTCACGACCTGGCTTTCAGCGATGAGTACAAGGGAATGGATTGGACATTTTCCAGACTCTCGGCGGCGGCCGTCATTGATCGGGTGCGGTCGCTATGAACGCCGTGAAGGAAAGACCAATATTGTTTTCGGCGCCGATGGTCAGATCACTGCTCGACGGCAGCAAAACGCAAACGCGGCGCTTGATCAAGCTGCGTGAACCGTTCACCGAATACATGGGTACTGTGGTGGCAGGCGATCCTGGAAACTTCTTTAAGAATCCGGACACGCTGGACTACATGGACCTAAGTTGCCCTTACGGCGAGCCAGGTGATCGGCTCTGGGTGCGCGAGACGACGACATACTGGGAACAGCCTGATCGCCCAAAGGACTGGCACACGCCGCGCTCCAACGAGAGTAGCAGGCCGAAAGACGGTGCGCGTTATCAGCGTTGGATGTCGCGCGTGATGGCCGAAGCCGAGCCTGGTGAAGATTTTCTCGTCTACAAAGCCGACGAAGCAAAGCGCTCACTGAGCGAGTGGAAATATCCACATCCGATCTACGAGCACTGCGTCGGGCGGTTTGGCAAAACCGTAACCGCCATCCACATGCACCGATGGGCCTCACGCCTCACGCTTGAGATCACCGACGTGCGCGTTCAGCGGCTGCAGGACATCAGCGCCGATGATGCAATAGCGGAAGGCATCAAGCCGCTGAACGGATTCTGCTATGGGCCAGATGGCTGTTCTGATTGCAACGAAAAGGGCTGCAAGGCTGAACGCGATGACTTCCAGAAATTGTGGGATTCGATCAATGCCAAGCGCGCGTTATGGGATAGCAACCCGTGGATCTGGGTTCTCACTTTTAAGCGAGCGACACCATGAGCGAAGACATCGGCTATCGCCCAGAGTACGCAGACGGTCCTGTGTGGAACGAATTCGGCCTCACATACGCAAGTTATCTGGTCGTGGCGCGCCGAGCGCTGTGCTCAATGCCGATTGAGTGGCAGGAGCAGTTCGTAGACCTCATGCGCGAGCTGCACGAGCGCTTGCCTGAAGGGACGCTCGACGGAGACTACATGGTCAAGCTGCGCGTCGACGGCAAATTCGCGAAGGATCCATTGGCCGAATACAAACACTGCGGGCCATTGCCGCTGAGGGAACCACCATGCGCGGACTGATCCTCACGCTCTGCATTCTCGCCTCCGGCATAGACTTCGACATCGGTCCTGTCGATCGCGCTGATCTGATTCCCAACGGAATCGAAAACCGCGGTCTCACCTGCGTTGCGCTGGCGGTGTATTCCGAAGCGCGCAGTGAGTCGTGGTTCGGCCAGGCGCTCGTCGCCCAGGTCATTGTCAATCGACAAGCATTGCTTCCGTACGGCTCTGACGCGTGTGACGTCGTCATGGAGCCTGGACAGTTTGAGGGGATGGATCGGTGGTCGTATCCACGCCATCCGTGGACCGATGACCCCGTGGCGTGGGCTCACGCTCTGGACGTCGCGAATGCGGTCATTACGGGCGACTACGCCATCCCCTCCCCTTGTTCTGAGGTTATCGCTTTCAAGGCTCGATCCGAGCCGCCGCGCGAGAGTTGGGGCGACTGGGTGCTCACCTGCACTGTCGAACATCACGACTTCTACGCGGCGGCTCGCCCACGTTTGGCGGCAACAGCAACAGGGCGCCGGCCATGACGGCACAGGGACGTGCCGATTCAATTCAGCGTGCCTGGGCCGCGCTATTCATTCTCGCGTACGACTTGCACCAGCAAGGAGTCTGGTCGTGGGCAGCACTTCAGGCCTACCGCCAGCAGTACGTCGACACATCGTCAACCAACCAACGAGGTAATAGCAATGAATGGAAACGACGAAAAAACCGACCGCATCACGCCACGTCGCGCCACAGAGACGATCGGTAGCCTTGGCGGATCACTCGCGCGCGATGGCGTCAATGAGTGCGCAGCTACGGTGACAATCAATCCGGCCAACCCGTACCGCGAAAACTCGCCTCCATGGTTGCTGCTTGAGCAGGCGACCGAATTGGAACGGGAGGCAAATCAGTTATCCCACCACGGACGATCGTACGACGAGCAGGCGCAGGTGTGCCACAAGCAGGCGTACGAAAAACGCCAGCAAGCCGCCGAGATGCGCGTCGCCGCTTCACGGCTCTGATTCGGAGTAACTCATGTTCTTCCGCAACCTAACTTGCTACCGCTTCGGCCAAGAGATTGATCTGGGCGCGCTCTGCGATGCGTTGCCAAAGCACGCCTTGCGCGACTGTGGCCCACTCGAACTGTCGACGTTCGGCTTCGTGCCGCCCGTGCATGGGTTCGATGACTCATACACGCACGTGGTCGGCGACTTCAAACTGATCACCGTGGCGCAGCAGGAAAGGTTGCTTCCGGCCGACGTGGTGCGCGATGTGCTGGCGCACAAAATCGACGCGATCGAAGCGGCGACGGGCGTGGGAGTCGGCGCGAAAGAACGCAAGCGCATCAAAGACGAAGTGTTCACCACACTGCTGCCGCAGGCGTTCGTGCGCACGCGCCGCACCAACGCCTATTTCACGAAAGACGGTTGGCTGGTGATCGACCACGCTACACGCAAGGTTGCCGAGAACATCATCTCGTCGATCCGCGAAGCGGCCGGCTCGTTCCCCTGCGTGCCGCTCTCGCCGGAAGAATCACCGCGCGCGCTGATGACCGACTGGGTGATCAACGGCAAGCTGCCTGAGCATCTGGTGCTCGGTGATCAGATTGAGCTGCGAGATCCAGCCGAAACCGGCGCCGTTGTCCGCTGCACGAATCAGGACTTGGAATCGGACGAAGTGCGCGAGCACCTGAAATCGGGCAAGCAGGTGTTTCGCCTGGCGCTGGTGTTCGATGATCGGGTTTCGTTCGTACTCGACGAGGCGCTGTGCCTGCACAAGGTGCGGTTCCTGGATGTGGTGCAGGACGAACTCGGCGATGCCGAGAGCACCGCGGAACTGTTCGACTCGCAGTTCGCGCTGATGACGCTCGAGCTGCGGCGCGTGCTGGACTGGCTGGCATCAACGTTCGGGGTCAGCGCGGCGCCGAAGCTCACGCTCGATGGCGGTGACGCGCCGAAGCACATGCGGGATGCGGAGACGACTGGCAAGTGGGAGAAGGTGATCGGTATCACTGCCAAGATGTACGAGGCACGGAAGACCGCGCGCGAATTCCTCGGGCACAAGTTCGACGAGACGATGGCCAGCAGTGCAGCGGCGATCACAAAGCGGGCGAAGAAAGACGGCACGACTGACACCGAGGCGGCGATCGCACTGGCGAAAGAAAACCACGGCAAGAACGCTGGCTACACATCGTTGTGGATCCTCGCCGCTCTAGTCGAGATGACCGAGCCGAGCGCACCGGCGGCGTCACCGAAGGTGCATGCGGCCGTGAAGAAAATGGACCGGCTCTGCAAGGAGCAGGGCGTCACCGCCACCGTATCGGATGGAAACACCGGCGAAGTGCTGGCTTCTTTTGGCGGCGGCGAAGCGGACGATTTGCTGCCCAAGGCGATCGCCACAGTGCGCGAAGCTGGCGCGGTGTCGATCAGCTACGTCCAGCGAGTGTTCAAGATCGGCTACAACCGCGCCGCGCAGCTGGTCGAAACGATGGAAGAACAAGGCGTCGTGTCGGCGCCTGACCACGCAGGAAAACGCACCGTAATTCAACAGCAAAATACACCAGAGAGGGGTTGACCGTGGCGACATCAGCACGGAGTGAAGTCATAGCGGCCGGGTTGTACTTGCGCGAGAGAACCGGCCTGACAGGTGTGACCGCTTGCTCGCGCCACTACCCCACCACGAGGGAAGGGTTCCCGCATAGGCAATTGATCGCGTGCGTTAGAAGGAACCACCGTGGCCCCGGGCAGACGGTGCAAAGAATGCGACATGGATCGTCGAACGGAAGGTGGGCGGGTTTGTCGAGTGACTGCAGCGCCTATATGCGGAGTGAACTCGATCGATGTGTAGGCGTAACTACACGGCTGTCTCGGCGTGCCTTAGCAGAAGCCGAGCGTTGCAGGCGGGCGCACGAAAGCGCATGGCGACAGACAAGTCAAAAAAATCCGCGTGGTCCCGGCGTATACGGGACGCAAAATTCCTTTCACGCAGGCGGCGAGCGGGCGGTTTTCCTTCCCCGTTTGCTGCCCCGTTCGTCGCCTGCACTTATTTGGAGAATGCAATGGAAAACCAGCACTATCGCGAGTTGAACGAGCAAGAAATTGCGCTGATCAACCGAATCAAGGAGACGGGCAAAGAACTCGCTGAATTGGTTGGCGCCTTGGGAGGTCCAAACTATGACCAGCGGTGGATCTCGATCGGCACCACGCACCTGCAACAGGGCTTGATGGCACTCACCCGCGCAGTCGCGAAGCCGGAATTCTTCTGATCGTGAAAGCTCTCTCCATCCGGCAACCGTGGGCGTGGCTGATCATGCACGCCAGCAAAGACGTCGAGAATCGTGACTGGCCGACGCACGTGCGCGGCACGATTGCTGTGCACGCATCCGGCGGTATGACGAAGCGCGAGTACGCCGAAGTCGAAGACTTTCTTGCCGATCGCTTCCCTTCCATCGTCCTACCGCCGGCGAAGGAACTTGATCGCGGTGGTCTGATAGGCACGGTCGACATACTCGATTGCGCAGCGGTTTCTAGCTCGCCCTGGTTTTTCGGCAAGTGGGGCTTCGTACTGCGCAATCCTGTGCTGCGGCCGTTTGTTCCATGCCGCGGCCAACTGAGTTTCTTCAACGTCGATTCACCGTGGTGATGAAGAAAGGTGATGTTGTGAAGGAAAAAAAGTATACGGTATGCGTTGACTTCGATGGCGTTCTGCATTCGTACACGACGCCATGGATAAACGCCCATACGATTCCCGATCCGCCCGTGGCGGGCGCGATCTTGTGGCTGATTACGATGCTAGCCAAGTTCGAGGTCGTCATCTTTTCGACCCGCTGCAAGACATGGCGCGGCCGCAGAGCGATTCGACGCTGGCTCTACGAGCACGGTGGTGGCGCTTTCTTCGAGTGCGTCGGTGCGCGCGGGCTTGAGGACATAACTCTGGCCAAAACTAAGCCAGCAGCTCTTATCTACTTGGATGACAGGGCCGTGCGTTTCACTGGACCGGAATCGTGGCCGACGGTAGATCAGATCCACAAAGCCAAACCATGGAACAAATAAGCATGACCATCGGCATCCCCTTCGGCGATCCGCGCCATCCGTTCCGACAGACGACGGAGACGGCGACCAAGGCCGCAAAGATCGCGCGCAAGGTTTCGCCCTGGGGCAGTGGGCCGATGTGTTCTGGCAAACGAGCGGCGGAAATTTTTGTCGCGAATAAACGCACTCTTATCAAGCAATCTGAATAACCGAGGTAACTAAGATGGGCATTTCCAAAATTGAGGTTTCGTTTCCTGCGCCGGTAAACCTTCCTGATGGTTGGGAACAAGCGTTGTGCTCACTGGTTGAAATCGTCTGCAAACAGTGGCAGGCGGAAAATCCGACGATGGTCATGTGGACCGCTGGCATTGGCTCAAAAGTCACGCGTATGCCGATTGCCGCTGGCGATGAACGTATGGAGTTTGACGACGACACGTTCGCAATCGACTGCTGCGCGCGTGAGGACTACTACGGAGAAAACCCCGCCAATCCTGATGGGCCGGAATTGAAGCGCCGCAATCACATCGAATGGTCAGTTCGCAAAGGAAAGCCGGTTGAAACGCTTATCAATGGCGTGTGGATAGACGCCGAAGTCAAGCCGCCGCCGTTCGCTTTCGAGTGGGACAAATACGATTACAGATTGCCAGTCCACCAAAGCGAGAAAACGACATGACCATCGCAGAACCGACTGGTGGTCTCAAGACCGACGCGGAGCGTGCCGACGCATTAGGCGCGCTGGCGACGCAGCTTGAGTCAAAAGAATGCACGATGAGGGACAGGATTCATGCCGCTGGCTGGCTGCAATCGTATGCCTTTGAATTGCGCAATCGCACGATTGGCGGGGATGACACTGCTGCGTTCAAGAATTTCCACCGCAGTCTATGCGCT